GCCCCAGCCGAAGATTGCGAAAATAAGGACAAGCCAGATAAGGGAAAAGCCATCGCCGCCCCACATATCGTTTGCACGGTTATTAGAGCCTGTAGCGGCTGCAATGTCGCTAAGACTATAATTTGAACCATTCATCATGTTTTTAGTCTCCTTAAATTTTATTTACAATAGGAGACATCCGCGGCTGTCATCCCAAATTGTAGCGATTCTAAATCACCCAATTATGGGGAAGTTATTTCATCCCTAAAAATTTTTCTAAAATTCCTTCGGGAGAAAAATTCTTTTCTTTAAATATATTTTGCTGAACTTGGTGTAGTTGTTCTGTATCACCATGTTTGTATAAATCAAGAGCATTTTTTAATGTTGGATTGTTTCCAGCAAATTTACTCATATCGTTCATCATGTTATCAACACTTCCGAACCTTTGAGAAATCATTTGCTGAATTCTTTGTTTCATTATTGTATTTGGGTTGAAATTCATCTCTGATTACCTCCCTTCTGTGTCTTGGGTGGTTCAGATTGTATTGGCAATAATTCTTTAATTTCAGAAATCTCTGCGTGAACATCATCACGAAGTTGGTTGATCAGCGAAACAATATCAACTTGATTTGTGTTATTGCTTTCTGGTTGTTCTCCTTCATTTACAAGTCTATAAGTGAAAATTCGGCTTCTGCCATCTGCCTGTAACTGTTTTCGGTAAATTTCTGTACCGTCAGTTTTTGGATAATAAACAGGGTTTCCAGACATATCTACGTCTTTTGCCTTTACGGTATCAATGCCATCAACCATCTGTCCTTGCAACATGGGGATTTGTGGTACTTGTGGCATTTGTTGTATTGGTTGCTGAATCTGTGCCTGTCCGTATGGCATTGTCTGCTGATAACTGTTCTGCAATTGTGCTAATCTGTCTTGATACGGTTGTATTTGTTGAAATGGTTGCGCAAAATACGGATTACCATACTGCATATCTCAAACCTCCCTTGTTTTTATAAATATATTTTACAATAATAAGAGGTTGATTAACACGCCATGATAACGCCATAAATACGCCACATATACGCCATTTTCTATTAATACAAAGAAAAGCCCCGACAATACATCGGGGCAACTTTCGTAATTTTCTTCTTTAATTTTCTGTTTATGCGGTCTACGGTTCTTGGGCTGTAGCCCATGATTTCTGAAGCTTCTGCAAGTGTTTTTTCTTCGTAAACACGCAGTCGGAATAACTCTTTTTCTCTTGAATCAAATCCAGCTTCACGCAAATAGAAGATTCTTTCATCTTCCGAAAAGTCTTTATAATCATCCATTCCACCGTCCTCCCTGTTAGTGGAATCAATATTACACCGGGAAAATGCCTTTAAGAGCAAAACCTAAAACAATACCAATTATTCCAGTTATGACATAAGCAATAATTTTGTCCTGTAATTTTCCTGGCTTTTCCATGAGTGATTTTAAATTGTCGTTCATTTCGTCAACTGTATCTTTGATGTGTCCCAGATCGTTGTTGTATAAAGCAATTTTCTGTTCTAGCACATTGATACGATTAAAAAAGCCTTCATCCCTTTTGGAATGCTTTTCTTTCATCTCATGGACGGCACTTTCCAATTCTTTCAAGCGGTGTTCGTTGATACACTCGTGTTCACATCCCATCGCTATTCCTTTCCATCACTCCCATTTTTAAGATATTGCTTCTACCCACCTAATTTGAAGCACCCCTGCGATACGTGGGAGGATTGACGTATCACGCACACACCATCTTAGAATCCGATAAATGGAAATACACCATGATTTACATAGATTTCAGTTTCGGAAGTCCAATTTCTGTTTACAGAAGATTCGGAATGTGATCCTTGGAATTCAGCTCCCTGTTTCACCAGAAAGAAAAGAGCCAAATCAAATATGCAATCATAGCAGTTTTCCATATCGGAATTTATTTTCTCATCACTGTAGGATGAAGGATAATTCCTTTTCTTCTTAAATGAACGAATAGCCCTCTCTGCTGAAAGAGGAATCATCCTCGCTGTTTCTGCATCATCTTCAAGATAATTTGTCAAATCTTCTATAAGCTGTTCGTCCATTTAATCACCTACCTTTGCTGAGATAAAATCTCTGATATTATTCCAGCCTTATTAGTTGCTGTCAGGGCATAGCCGTTATCACTTGCGAGTTGTCTTAACTGAGATACAGTCATATTAGACAACTCGCTTTCTGTATACTTATGTATTGATTCATTGTAAACACTTGCTACAGATGGTGACTGGCTGTTTTCATCGAGACTATGCCCGGTTATTCCCCCGCCTTGGTACCGATAACGATACCGCCGTTAGCTTTTGGCGCAACAGGAACAAACATACCGGATGCTTTTGTCCATACTGCAACTGGGTCTGGTGTAGCCCACATGGAAAGAGTAACAAAGGAACGATTCTCTTCCTGGATAAACTGTCTGTATTCAAGCTCTTCTGGAGTTACGCCCCAAAGGCCGGAACCAAAGGAACCATTCGCATTTGCTTCATACAAAGTAAACACATCTTCTTTGAAGTATCTTCCTGTTTTCAAAGTTCCGTCTGCTTTTCTGTAACGATATTTTTCATCACAACGATCAATTGTGAATCCGTACTCCTGCATAAGCAGATTTGTAAGCTCCTGTTTTGTCAGAAGACGTTTGTTTGCAGCTCCAAGAACTGCGGTCTGCATTGCAGTATTGTTCCGCATGTAATTAATCATCTTGAGAGAAGTAAGAGCTTTGTTTACCACATATCCGTTATCTTCTGCAATGGCTACCATCTTTGAGATATCGCCCATGATATCTGCGTCTGGCTTAGACCAATCAGTAAGTGTTACTTTTGCATCAGATGTAACGCCGTAATCAATGCTCATATCCACATGATTTTCCTTAATTTTTACAATACCAGTGGAAAGGAACTGGCCTTTCATTACATTCGCTCTTGCGACTACGCCCTCAAAAAGATTGGCTGCATCGTCAAATACAAATTTTTTGAGATTATTGTCATCTGGAACACCATTTTCGATTGCTTGCTGTAATCGCTCAGACTGATTGATTTTTCTCTTGATGAAAAGTTTCTCGGTCAATACCTTTTCAAAACCAGGTCTGGAACCGATTTCTGCTTCGGTATCAAGTGCGTGAACAAAAGCTACCTCTGGCAGTCGCTGTCCAGCCATAAGTCTGTAATACTCTGCTTTCAGATACTGTGTTTTTGTATCTGGGAAAATGGTACCAAGGATGCCAGGTCTTTTTACATCAAAACTCTGGGAGAAATTAAGTCTCTCTTCCTCTGTGATTGTTTCTAATACATTAAATGGCATTTGTCATACCTCCTTAAAATACTGGGTCTTCTGTGACTACAAAAACAATTCCGGTTTTTTCAAGCTCTGTTTTTGCAGTAGTGTCAACTGTTACTGGAAGTCTTTTTTCAAGAACACGGCCTGCGACAATCACGGAAATTGGTCTCTTAGTATCATCTGTCATATCAACATCTTCAAATACAATGCCGATTGCGCCTGTCGCATTTTTTGGATATACAGAACCTGCTTTGATAATTTTCTTAGTTCCAACTGTTTCAGCATTTGTCTGATCTGCTGTGTAGGTTTTAAGTACAAGTCCGACCTCGGATTCAAGAATATTTGGAGTGGACTCATACTGCTCTGTTTTCATAAAAGCCATTATTTATATCTCCTTTACTTAAATATTTACAGGGGCGTTATCGTCCGCTGATTTAGTTTCCTGGTTCATTTTTGCTGAGTAAGCTTTTGCAAATTCAGCAGCATCGCTTTTTACTGTAGCTTTGCTGCCACTACCGCCGCCAGGATTCGGAGTGTTTTCCAATGCTTCCTTCTCCCAAGCTGCTTTTGCAGTATCAAGTGTTGCTTTATTTTCTGCGGAAATTCCATCAACAAAGGTCTGGGATTCTTTAAGAGCATCATCCGCATTCATGTTGGAAAAAGCTTTGATCGCTCCGGCGTAAGCATCCCCTTTCATTCCTGCATTAGCAAAAATGGAAGTAATCTTTCCAACAAGGGCTTCTCTCTGGGACGTTGCAAGTGCAGATTCGAGGTCAGAAATCCTCTTCTCATTTGCAGCTTTTTCTTTCTGGCGTTCCAGTTCTGCTTTCTCGGCTTCCGTCATGTTCTGCTGTTTGAGTTCTTCAAGCTCTTTTTCCAGTGCTTCCGCTTTTTCTGCATCCTCTTTCATCTTCTGGGCTTTTGCTTTTTCTCTAGCCACATCAGAATTAGACTGATTTAGAAATGCTGTAATCTGCTCGTCAGTTGCTTCTGGAAAAATCTTTTTAACATCTTCTCTTGTCATTGAAATCTCCTTTCACCAGTACGCTTTTTAACGTTGTTCGCTCAACATAAGGTGTCTCCCATGTTCACGCTATCGGGATGCATTTTATTTTTGTGTATAAAAAAGAGACGATTTCTCGTCCCTAATTAACTGTATTGAATTGAGCAGCGACAGTTCACGATTTCTTTACTGGAAGCTCCGTGTGAAGTATCTTTTGCAAAAAGCATCAGACTGTCAACGACTGCAAACAACTCCTTGATTGGAATTGTCGTTCCACCAACTTCAAGATGTGTTCTGCGTTCTCTTTTATCTCCTATATCTTTCCATGTTTTATATTTCTTGCCAGATTTGATTGCATCCGTGTATTCCTTATAATTCAATGAAGTATTTGCTTCACATTCAGAAATAAACATTGCTCTGTCTCTGGAAAGATAATATTCTTCCTTGATGTGATCGAATGTGGATTGAACAACATCATGTGAGAATTGTCTAACATAATCTGTGATATAGTCATCAACAGCAAAATATATAGCTGCTATCGCAAGGTATTGTTCGGATAACTCATTTTCTATATATTCCTGGTCGACTTCTTCATTTTCAACCATTGTCTCTATCAGTGATAAACAAAAAAGGATAACTTCTTCCATCTGTTCGGAAAAAGCTATCCTCAGTCTTTTTTGTTTGTCAGAAATTGACATTTTATCGAAATATTCTTCGTATGGTTCACTTCTGCGGTTCTCTGATAAAACATTTAACTCATCAAACTGTAAGGCTTTATTCATTATCTATCACGCCTTTATTGATTGGATTCTGAAATTTTTCATCCAGTAATTGTTGAGCTTTCTGCACTTCTGCTTTTGGGTCTGCCAGTTCTGGATAAATCGTTCCAAGATATGGAAGGCTCATTTCATAAACTTTCTGTGGATCACTAAATAGCCCACAAGTAATCAGTGCGATAAGCGGATGAATTTTATTTTTGAACAGATAATCAAGTGCCTGTGCTTTTACAAGCATATTGTCTGTTGGGTTTCTGGTTATCTTCACATCGAAATCTCGTGTTGAGATATTAACATCATTTGATGTGCCACGGATAATATTCAGAATAATTCTAGCAGATTCCTTTTCAGCTTCCTTAGTGAATGCTTCTACCAATTTTGCATCTCTCTCTGCAAAATCCCATCCATTACGAAGGTATACGGCATTTCCTGTATCTCCTCCGCTATTGCTTTGTCGGTTTGGCATTGCTTCCACAATCAGCATATTATTGTAGATATCATCCTTTGCAACCTGGCTCTCTGATTGATTCAGTTCAGCGGTCATAAGTTCAACATCCGACTGACAGCCATTTCCAGTGTCTTTAACAGAGATAGCACCAAGTTTTACCATTTTCAAAAACTCGTTTTCGTCTACCTCGCAGTTTTTAAATTTCATAAAGGCTTGCACAAACTGTTCCACGCCATTTAATCTATCAGACTGGTATTTGTTGATTGCATCAAATAAGGTGATTGCAATTTCAACGTCTGATAGTCTGTCGTGATTATTCGGGCATTCAACAATAGGAATCCCGCCAAAACCATTGATGCCGTAGTTGGTTACTTTTCTATTCTTGATTTCAAAAAACTGGTTCTTTGAATAACATAAATAATATTGCTGTTCGTCTTCATCCTTTAAAATCTGAACGGACAGCATTGGTTTCCCGTTTCTCTGCGAATATACAATGTAACAATCACCTGGATATGGGATGAAAATTCTAAACGGTGGTAAATCTCCGTTTTCTGTCCAGTCCTCTTCTTTCAGAATAGCCTTATAAGAAGTTCCTGTTGCACTCTGGTATATTGCCCTTTGGATGTTTCTTGCATCTGCATTGGCTTCATCCAAATAGTCATTCAGAAGGTCAACTTGCTCATTTATTTTTTCATCTGCATTTTTCTTTTTACATACATATTGAATTGGCTCCCCACAAATCTGTCCAGCTTTAAATTTTACAGTTTCAAACGCGTGATTTTCAACCACTCTGTTATTAACTTCTGGACGGACTATTTTGTTTCGGTATAATATCGGCTGATCGCCTTTCATGTACCGATACAAGTAATCAATTAATGTTCGGTTTCTATTATGTATGCCAATTGTATCTGATACTACTTTTACTACATTTTGTGGAGTGATTCGGTCAACGCCTGTGTAGGCCACTTTTCGCCCGAACTCACCTCGGCATAAATCTACAAAATTCATTGTATTTCTCACGAGCCGAACCATCCTTTCTGAAAAATAAAAAGCACTGGATATTTTAATCCAATGCTCTACTTTATATTTTACACATATTGGCGGTATCATTCAGTATACTTCGGTATCATCTTTCAAAACCTTTTATCTTTTTTACTTCTGCCAAAGCTTTTAAGTGTTTTTTCTTAATATGTATTTCAGAATATCCCATCTCATCTGCGATACGAACCAATGATTTGTACTCAACATAATGCTTAAATAGTATGTTGTACAGCAACGGGTCTTCAACCTGTTCTATGGTTCGGACTATTTCCTGTTTTTTTTGTAAAAATTCGGATATCATTTTTGAAATCTCTTCTCGCAGATCAAATATCTTTGCAACCATATCTCCCATCGGATCACGTTTTACAGAAGTTTGTACCTTTTCTCCAACAGGGATTGCAGATACACTTGTGGAAAGAGAACTGAGCTGTTCTTCTTCGATAAGCTTGTTTTTGATTCTGTTATCATAATTTTCAATCTGGCGTAAATATTGAGTTGCAGTCATCATATTCTATCTCCTCCCCCAAAGTGGATTCTGTGTTGCTGTTACTGTTCCAACTCCGCTTCCATTTTTTAAGAATACTGCTAAGCTAGCGAGTGAATCCGGTGCGTCATCGTGCTTATTTTTTCCTGTCATTGTGAATGAATAGACATTATTCATAAATTTTCTATACTCTGCATTTTGATATCCAGTATCAAGAAAATAAAATTTTCTAATGTTTTCAGCATTATCCCAAATTCTCTGTTCTTTTCTCACTGCTGATTTAGGTGCGTGTCCACCATTATTCAAAATCATTTGTTGAGCATATTTAGAAGTAAGATTAGTTTGATACCCTTGTTCCTTCAACTTTCCTTCTACTTCATCTTTATACCCTTCGCCGCCTGCATTGGCTTCAAAAAAAGCATTCGTAACTTTATTATTGACAATTGCTGATACAACTTTTGGCATAGTAAATTTCTTTTCAGAGTTATCAAATACTACTTCGTGTATATATACAGAACCATCTTCATATACATATGCTACTGGCATTGCAAGGTAATCACTACCACCAAGAGCCACGTCGCAAGCCGAAACTACTTTCAATGGTTCTTCATCTGGAAGTTGTCCATTATAAAAATTCATATGTTGCGCATTAAATAAAGCGCCATCTCTTTCAATAGGTTCCTGCTGATACTGGGCTAACCATCCTGCCATATCATCGTTTTCTTCAAATTTAGAACGAATAGTACGATAATATTTTGTACTGAATCCAACTCCGTAATCGTAGTCAAAATTACTCTCATCAGTTTCCGGGTCAAGAGCTGGAATTTTAAGAACATCATATCTAATGTGTTTTGCTTCTGGATTATTCTGAAGAAATGATAGTCTGTCCATATACAAATCATGCAATGACCAGATAGTACCATTTAGAATCAATTTACATTGTTCTTTCTTTCGTGACATTACATTGTTGTCAAACACAATTTGCTTTCTTCTGAGAATATCTGGATTTAATACATCTTGAATACCTTCCAGGATATCATCGAGAATCAGCCAACCATATGCGTCATACTCACCGTTCAAACCAGATTCCAAACCTTTTCCAGATAATGTCGCATATTTTTTCTTTCTTTCAAGGTCTACTTTGTGGTTCTTTGCATCCGTTCTGGCTATTTTTGAATGAAATACATCTTCATGACAATATGTGGGGTCAGTCCATATTTCCATAACTCCATCTAGGAATGCGCCGCCAAGTCCTTCTTTATATGTAACATAGAGGTTGCTTATCTCTGAATCTCTTGCACAATGCCATGCGGTTCCAACAGTAATAATTTGCGATTTACCAGTTCTGGCTGGCTGATGCAGAAACAATTCGTCAAGTTCATCTTCTTCAAGTGCTTGTAATTTATCTACTACTTTTTTCAATGTTCTGCGTCTTGGTAAATAGAACCGTTCTTCTGGTTTTCTATCTTTTTCTATATACATGGCATATGAATCAAGCAAATGTGGTGATTCCAATAATAAATACTGCCAGTAGATATCGTCAAAGTCACCACTACCAGTTAATGCAGCACACTTCTCTGCTATGTTATGTGAGTATTGACTTACTTTCATAGCCATTTTCCGTGCTTCTTGATTCTTATTGAAAGGAAGGTCAATATTCATGTTCAAGAGCAAATCAAGGCAATCTTTTTGGTTCTGATAGATTGTCATGTCGCTGCTGATAATCTGATTTAGAACTGCCCGATACCATTCGAGCGAGCCTTCTGTAATTTTTTCCATAAAAATAGAGCCAGACCTCCTTTCTTTTTAGGATTTAGTCTGGCTCTCATGTGGCTCTCTTGACTGTTTTACTTATTATTCAGCATTCTCATCAGCTGTCATATCTCTTGTATCTACGATTGTAGAAGTGTTACCTCCTTGAATCTTTGGTACTTCACCATTCCATTTATCAATCTTCTGTTTTTCAATCAGTTCGGGAGTAAGAGATTCTGCGATTTTTCTATTTGCTTCAGCTTCAGCTTCAGCTTTAATCTTAATTGCTTCTGCTTTTCCTTCTGCATCAATCTTTGCCTGTTCCGCTTGGATAGATGCTTTCTCCTTTTCCTGTTCAGCAGCAATCAGTGCAACTTCTTTATCTTTATCAGCTTGTACTTTGGCTGTTTTAGCTTCAATGTTAGCAAGTTCTAATTCTTGCTGTGCATTTACCTTCTTTTGGATTGCAGCCTGTGTTTCATCATCAGTGGAAATGGAAGTAAAGTTTACTGTATCAATAATAATTCCGTATGGCTCAAACTTCTGCTTAAGATATTCGTCAAGTGCTTCATTCAGTTCCTGGCGTTTATCACCGAAAACATCTGTTACTGGATACTTCGCAGTTACTTCCTGCGTCCATGCTTTCATCTTAGGCTTAATAAAAGTATTTTTCACAGATTCCCCGGATTGACCTTTGAACTGAGTAAATACATCAGTTACTCTGCTCTGATCGAATTTATAAGAAAATTCAAGGTCGACTTGAAGCGATTTTCCATCTGCCGTTGGTGTCTTGAAACTTTCATCTTTTGGAGAATCGCCCTTATCCTCAGATGTAAGATAAGACTGCTCGATTCCAACGGAATACAGTGAAGTTTTTACTGTAGGTGAAATCAAATGCCATCCCTGTGTAAGTACATTCTTAGAGATTCCTCCGTTCATTTTGTACTCTACCGCAATGTAACCAGCCGGAACTCTCACACTGCACTTTGCAACACATATAAGTCCTGCAATGATTACAACAGCTAATCCAATTCCACCTAAAAGTCCTTTTTTCATTTATTATCCTCCTCTTTTTGACTTTCGTCTTTATTTAACTCATCAATAGCATTTCTGCCAATGTGGTTCAATAATTTACCTAGTGGTTGAAATAATTTGTAAAGCAGGAACCATACCGCTGCCGCTCCACATATCACTAGAAATATAAATACTGGATTCATAAATTCTCCTTTACTGGCCATTCAAAGCCAAAGTCTGAACGTTTGATTTTGCATTGTGGGCTTCCGTCTTTCCAGAAAACTAATCCTTCTATTTCGTGTTCAGAAAGATATTTCTTGATTCCCTCAAATGTTCTTTCGACTTCTACAACATTTCTTCCATGCGGGACAAGATCATCGTAATTATAGTTATATGGATTTCCGTTAAAATGTTTTCCAATAGCTTCATACGTGCCGTCCACCCATGGGCTAAGATTACATTGCATTGAAAAGTTATACGCTTTTACAAACCACTTATCAGACGGATTATTATCATCAACCTTTACCCACCCCGGCCAATGGCCTGTAATGGAATCTGGATCACAACAAGGGATAAATCCCTCTGGTGGTGCTTTTCCTTTCTTACAGTCGTATCGTTTATAATATTTTCCGTCAATTACTGCACAGCAAGAACCATCGTATTTGACCGTCGCAATCCCTTCTCCCTCAAGTACCCATTCCATACCCGGATGCACTTTTGGAAGAACCTTTACAACCTTATGGTCTTTAAATTCTCGTTCAAATAATGTTGGTATCTTTTTCACTCTTATTCCTCCCACAAAAATTTGTCTGTTCCTCGTCCGTTATCAACTACTTTTTTCAAAATAAGTATTCCGCACTTTTTACAATAACACGGATGAAAACGTTGATTAGAGTCGCGTGGATTAAATTCATCAAAATCATAATTATAAGGATTGGATATCTTACAATCTTCAAAATCATGGTCACATTTTGGAATCTTCATATAATCACCTCAATCCAGAATCCCTAACTGTTTATAAGTAAATATAGCTGTATACTTTTTTCCACATTTGTAGCAAGTCTCTGTAATGGTGCAAGTCTTTTCTTTGTCATTACATTTCGATTCTGTATCCGAACTTTTGAACTTGCATCCACCTGTCAAAATGCATTTAATCCGTTTTGTGTTCATTTGGCCATCTTCTTTCTTTCGAGATAGACTCATTCATATACATGCATTTCCATTCAGGAATTTCTTCTGATGATGAATAGGCTTCAGAAGATTTATTCCAGCGGACAACCATAATAGCATACTTGATTCGACCTATTTTATAATCTGGAAAGTATTTCTTGAGTTTTGAATAATAGAAGAACGATGTAATAAATGTTTTTATCTCCCTCATACATTCACCTCAAACTCTTTCTTACAGCTACTACCTTTACACTTCAATTTAAGATGCTGAATTTTTGTCTCTGGGCTAATCAGAAGTGCTTTCTTCTGGCAAAAAGGACAACAGGCGTATTTCGTTCCGTTGATATTCCTTATCAATGCCTGTCCATTCCACGGTTCTGGTGGGTTCATGTATTCAGAAAAATCTATTCCTTCGGATTCTAATGCTGATTTAATGCTCATTAAAAATCTCCTTAAATTTCTTCCGATTAAAACCATTGTCTTGATTTCCCCAATACGGATATTGGTGTAAGCTTTTTATCATGTACTCGTATGGATGTACTTTTGCAAAGTCGGCAATTTCTTTGACAGGTGCCTGTTGCATCTTCGCCCTCCGTTCTGGACAACCTTTTGTTTTTTTCTTGATCCATTAATTTTCCTCCGCTTCGGAATCCCATGTATTTTACGGAAATTGTTCTGGTTTATTCGGTCTGGGGCAACTAGTGTCCAAAATAGTTCATCACTGAATTTACATTCAAATTCAATACTTAATGGCTTACCTATGCTACAAAGTGTACCGTCCTCATTTCTGTGAAGAATACCGCCTTCGATAACAGTACCATCCGAAATTGAAATCTCTGGTATTGTTTCAATAACTTTTCCATTACATGTAAAGAAATGCTTTAATTCGTTCTTTTCGCCCATATCAGCACATTCCTTTGTTTTTCCTTAAATTAGCGTATCGGTCAACTATAACATCTATTGTTGTATAAAGCTGATTGATTGTGATGCAGTCATCCTGGTGGCGTTGTTCATACCATTCGATAGATGGATGACCAGTATCTATATTTTCAATTTCATCAATCGGAATCTTCCAGTTATCATTTTCAAGAAGCTTTTGGTTAAGTGTCTCCGATAAAGCTTTATAGTCCAGGATTATATGCTGTTTCTTCTCGCATTCTTCAGATAACCGAACAACTTCTTCTTTCAACTGATCTACAGTCCAGTTTTCCATATCCTCAAATTTCATATTTACCACCTCTGTCTTCGAAAATTGTTTCTTCCAAGCATAAATTTTTCGGCTGAAAAATTATCCTCTACATCAATATGTGCTTCACGGTCTTGCACCTCATATCCGTTTGGAGTTAATTCAAGTTTTGCAGTATATTGAGCGCCACAATTGGTGCATTGCCATGTCACATTTAAAAAGATTTCTTTTTCTCTAAAAGGTTTTGCGTAATCGGAATTTTCGCATTTCAATATTCCACCGCAAACAGGACAATTGCGTTTATCAAGTAAATCTAGCATTCAAATTCCCTCTTCTGTCTGTGTTTCATCTGACAGGCGATCATTTTAGCTATGTTTTCACGTTCCTGTTTTATTCCATGCCCCTGCCGGAACAGCTCACACTCAAGGATATTTCCGCATTTGGAGCATTCGTCTTTGATTTCTTTGCCGAATACTTTCATTCCACATCTCCGTATACCAGCAGTTTAATAAGCTGCTCTTCTGTAATTTCCTTTGCATTGATTCCAAGCCATAAATTTTTATATTGCAAAGAATTATATAGTTTATTAATTCTACTTACCCGCATTTCAAACGGTTTGTCACTTTGTAAGAAATAACTAGCTGCGCCACGAAGTGTTTTTGTTCTATGAGGTGAATTAATAATGAAAATCTCTACGGTACATGTTTCTGTTTCCAAAATAAACGTTTTTCTATTGAACCGCACTATTGATGTTTCGTTATGTATTTTATTAAATAATTTTATCAAAAAATAATCTGCATCTTTATAATCAACCGCCAAGTACAACGCTGATATTTTACTCATACACCCTCCCAGTATTTACAACAATCGTCCAGACATCTAAAGTCTGCACAATGTTCACTGTCACCATTGAAGCAAGCCCATGTGAAGTCATCATGTTTTCTACAATTCTTGCAACATTTTTCTTCCATAAACACCTCTTGTTAAAAAAAAATCCAGTGTGCCGACTTGAACGGCATAAACCTCCCAACGAGAAACACTGGAACTTTAAGGGGGAAAATGCAACTTCTGGCAATGGCAATTTGCCAGATAGAAACAACAGGAATCGAACCTGTGTCACATGATATTCAATATCATTGCTCTACCACTGAGCTATGTTTCTTTTTTCATCATAAAACGCTAAACTAGATGATTTTTTTAGAATCCCCGACTACCACTCCTCACGGGCATTGGTCTTATCTCTCTAAAAAGTTTTTGCACAAGATCGCTAGTGAGTTGCGTCTATATGCCTGCACGAATGCACACAAACGCATCCGCATTTATGTGCAAGAACTAACAATAGCTATGCTAAAGTAAGATATCCTATCTACACCTGGTAGATGGAATTGCAGGAGACGGATTCGAACCGCCGTTCTCAAGGATATGAGCCTTGCGAGATTCCACTTCTCTATCCTGCCGGAACCCGGAAAAACCGGGTTAGCAATAGGTTTATCGTGTTATGCTTTCCACTATCTACAAGTTTTAGTGCTGTAGATTCACTGGATATTTTTATGCGCCTTTGAACGGCATCTCTTGAAAACTCCTTTTATTAACGTGCGCTGCGTTAATATTTTTAACTCAGAGATATACCAGCCGGGAAATCAGATCCATTTAAGCTACGCCGTATCGCACCTAAATTCACCTAATCCACACGCTCAACTGGAAGTTTTTTCCACCCATATTACGGATGAATGGCATTTAGAAGAAATAGAAGCTCTGGGATTCGAACCCAGGACTTACGACTTATGAGGCCGTTGCTCTTACCGCTGAACTAAGCTTCCTAAGATACCGAATTATTTGACCGCCATGACAAACAATCCGGCACTGTTGCAGTTCTTGACCACCAGCCGCAACAAAGGTTTTCTGAAACACTTTTAGATTTCAGAAAATAGTGTTATAAAATGAACTTGCGGCATTAGCGAAACCGCAAACTGGGCTAACTGGATTCGAACCAGCAAATGCAGCAGTCAAAGTGCTGTGCCTTAACCATTTGGCGATAGCCCATTATCACCCGGGCGCACCATTAAAGCCCGGGGAAATCGTGATATATAAGTTTATGTAATTAGTATAATAAGTAATTAACACTTAAGCTACTCTGGATGCCTCGACTTATCACTTTCATAGGTTTTCCCGAGCCTACATGGATTAAGTCGAAGCGGCGCTTTTATGAATTTAACCCTTTCGATTAACTCAATCGGGATAATTCCAATTGGAATTAGTAGATACATGGGGTTCTCCTCTTATTCTGCAAAAATCCAATCCTCTGCTAACATATCTGCTTGAGATGCAAGCCATCCCATCTGTACGCCAGATGTTCCGACAAAAGCAATGGCTTTGTTTCCGATTGCATCATGTTCACAATTTACAATTTCATTATCAGCAGTCTTATATGAAATTCCAGTGGCAATCTGAATGTACTGTTTCTTTCCATTCCAGCCTTTACGAGACACTTTAAGTCCTCTTTTCAGATAACGGATAGCGTCACCAAATCCAAATGTTGACTGACCACCAAGAACACCACAGTTATTCTCATCAGCAATCATCCAGTCATCTCGCTGTGTGTGCATGAAAGTATATTCTACTCTCTGTGTTTCACGGATATCGAGAACTGCTCCCTGGCCTTGATCGGAATCTTTTGGTCTGCAATGAATCATAATCGTCTGTTTTTCATCGTCCCAACACCAGTAACCATTCCATCCTGGAAGTTTCACTTTTGCTCCCTGTTTCATAAGTTTTAATGCTTCTGAAAATTTCATTTCTATATCCTCCTTTACCTCGTGCAAATTAAGAAAATATTCAGTGCGAAACATATTTCTAAACAAATACAGAATAAAATCTGTATTACGCTTGTCTTTCCTTCTTCGTCCAGTATGGCTAAAGTACCGGCAAGAACCAGAACGAAAAATGCAAGATTTACAGCTGTTCCGATTACATTAAGTGCATTCATTTTCTTTTTCCTCCCCAATTAAGAAGTCCAGAATTTTTTCTGCAATCTCTTCCTCTGGCTCAAATGGCATTCCACAGTAATTGTATGATTCTAAAGCCGATTTTAGGCTTGATTTGAAGCCATTGTAAATTTCTCCGTGTTGTAGTAATTCGTGCCTTAAAACTGAAATTGCATCAGCAATTGATTGAGAAGTGACACTAATTTGTGCCAAGCACTCCATTTCAATGTCTGGAACAGCCATCATTTCAAACTCAAATACTGGAATTTCATATACTGCGGTATGGAAATTTATTGATCTTACTCTCGGAACTTCATTTCCATCAATGAAATATTTTGTGCCGAGCCAATCATTGGGGTTGGGGTTTGTGATTTTTACTAAAGACATCTTCGCGCCCCTTTCTTTTAGTTTCACAGTAGAGAAGGAGGTGTTTCGCAATCTCTTCCAACTGTAGAATGTTGTATTTTGGAATTTCCCATGTTTTCTGCTCCAATAATGAAGACAGTGGAATTTTCTCAGTCGGTAGTTCGTTAGTTACTGTGGCATTGATAAGCATAGACGCTACATCAATGGGGGATTCGGGAAGACTATCCTTGTTATCACTTATTGGTGCGTATAGCATGGATAACTTTTTCCATTCTCCGTTTTCCTTTGAAAATACTTCTCCATTTTGTACTTTAAGTATTCCAGTAGCATCTCTTGGAATATACTCTTCTTTTTCACATGAACGGACATCATTCCCAATACTGTATAAAAAATAATTCATCATCCTTCTTCCACCTCCCCGAAATATTTCTTGTAAAGGTCAATATCGGCAAAACCTAATTTTTCCTTTACTTCTTGAATGCTTTCCAATTCCAAATCTAAATAGGAAACATCTGTTTCCACGACTTTTACATCAATGTCGCCTACTTGTTTCATATGCTCACGTATTCCGGCTTCAACAAGCGTGTAGCAAGAAAACCAGTTTCCTTTAGCCGTTATAAAATACGTTCTCATCTGGTATGAACCAAACCAATTCACTTTTTCTTTATCAAGTTCGATAACTTTTATTGCTGTTTCGGTGTTGTATAACTTTCCATCTTTACAAATTGCTTTTTTATGAAAATAATTTGTTTTCTTTTCAACTCTGAACACGCCATGCGCTATTTCTTCTGAACTAAAGCCTTGGGATTCAGAAACACCTTTTTTATTTTTTGAGAAAAATTTAAGCACGTCTTTTCCTACCAAAATATTCATCAACTGCCTGTCTTACGATATCCGATACACTCCTGTCCGTCCGGTTCTTCTCTTCCAGGAGCCTTTTTTTCTGTTTTTCAGAAAATCGGATGCGGATGGATTCGGATTGTGTGTTATGCTTTTTCATAGGCAGTATCCATCTTTACGGAAAGAATCGATTTGTCATCGGCTTTAGCCAGAAGCGTAATACCTTTCCCATTCTCCCAAGATGATGTCATGAGTTGAATATTTGAATTTCCGGTTTCGTTACAAATATTCAAAAGCTGTTGTGCTATATCCATCAACCTTGACCGAAGGTATCCGTCATTGCTTACTATTTTTTCCATCTTGTGCCTACCTTTCTGCGAATGTTATCAGTTATCACAAATCGTTTATTGCTTTTAATTTCTGATTAGCAATTTCGACCTGAGAAGCAAGTACGCTACGTGTCACATCTCTTATAAACGATTGTTCTAGTGTCATGTTTTCACTGTAAAACAACGTCGGAGCTGTGAGTACATAGATTTCAATATCCAAATTACAAAGCCGTCTCCATATTTCTTCGATTTCATTCTTGGTATTTCCAATATCATCAACTCCGCAAATAATTAATGAATCACCCTTTTTCATGTTTTCACAAAGAAGTCTAAAATTATTATTTTCATCTGCCAAATCGAAAATAAACGAGTCAATTTCTTCGTTCAATAGTATCTTTTTCTTTGCTTCCAACGGGAACCATAATCCAGATTCTCTTGCGTATCCTATCTTCATGTTTTATACCTGCCTTTCTTGGTACTGCCTTATTTAGTGTTGGCAGAGAAACAGTTAAGGCTTACTGCTTTCGTGTTGCAATCACTATCCCTGCCATGTTAAGGAGAGCTTTTTTGTTTTTTCGGGTGGTTTTGGTGGTAACTACCGCTGACTGGGGTTTTATATATACCCCCTCCCGGTCATCCAGTACGGACGCTGGCAAGTCAGCCCTCCGCCCCATGGGAACCGCTGCCCTTGCCTTGTCGCTGTTTGCCGGATGCCTTCGGCAGTAGTCAAGGAGAATTTACCGAACGTATTTTCTCGAACATATGTATCTATACGATAAACACTTGTTTTTTATATAGATGTCTTTAAAAATCTATACATCATGCACAAATATAATCGTCATTATTGTGCATATTGTACGATTCCATGCGTTTACTGCATTTTGTCCGTCCCTCATGTACATTTTTATTGTTTCTGTGTTCTTACAGGCTTTACAACTCTGGCTTTTCCATCTCTGGAAGCTCCAGCGCCGCTTTGTGCTTCTCCGCGATCTGCTGGGCTGTCTGCTGTGGTACTCCGTATTGCTGCGCGGCTTGTACTGGTGCAGTTTCTGCCATTCCATAGGCGGCTTTTGCAACAAATATCAAATTCGCATTTGTTCCGGTCTGATTATGTAATCTATTGATTGCGCAGTTTTTACAAATATCAAACCATTTTTTAGCCGTGTCACCATGTGATGAGTTTGTTCTATACACTCCATTCATCCAGTCAGTAAACGTTGTACGATTAATCCCAACTAAAAAGCTAAATACTTCTAGGGTTGGTAATACATGATATTTACTGCATAATCTCACATAAGTATTAAACATTTTATCTAATAGCTCTATATTGTCATTACTTGGCTTTTGTATATGATCTGCAATATAAAAAATCATATCTACAAAGCTATCTGATACTTCTTTCTTATAGTTTTCGTTATCTGGTGATATACATAATACAGTATTTATATACTCATCAGCATATATATTAATATTATCTAAATAGATATCTACGTCTTGTACATTTACTGTATTATCTTTCATATTATCACCTCACTTTAACACGTTAATTTATAAATAAAAAAAGAGAATGTCACCAGGTAAAGCTTATTCCCGGAAAACTTCCGGGTGTTCGGGTACATTCTCTAAAACTTAAAATAAAATATTCTGTTTTCTTTGTTGCTGATACCTTAACACAGTTTTTAATATCTTGTCAAATTTAATTTTGCATAAAATAAAACCCATTATTTTGTCAATAATTAATAAATAATAATTAGGGTATTATATTATAATCTTTATTTATATTTATATCTTATATATTATTATACGGTACTGTATAGCATATCTTTTAATAAACTCCAGCTTTAGGAATCTAGGAAGGGCAGAGAATAATTATATAATTATATATAATATAAGGGCGGCTACATTTTCGCAGATTTGCATAATAAAAGCCAGACCTTCCAGGAGTTTCTATCCGGCGTGATCTGGCTTGTTATGCGTGTTATTTAATTAACGATTCTGTGTACTTTCAGCCTCTGCCCTTCCTGAGTTCCGTCAGCTCTCGTTATCTGATAGCCTAAAGAAGTTTTAGAAAAATGTCAAGCGGTATTTTAAAAATATTTTTCTTGACAATTTGCCAAAAGCTGTGTTATTAAAATATTAACAGGCTCGGCGGCGGTCTGTACTCTGTCCATAGCCGCCACAAATAAGCATATTAAAAGCCCCTGGATAATTTCCTAGGGCTTTATTTTTATTCTTCCTCTTCTTCCTCTTCTTCCTCTAACCATATTTGACACTGCTTGCCGTCCTCTTCGTAGCTGATAGCTTCACCAGCTTCCAGGCGTTCCCGCCAGTCCTCCGGGTAATTCTCCGGTCTGTAAATACAGTTTCCCGGAAGGAATTGATTTCCGCGCATTTCATTTATTTTCATATTTTCCCTCCTGTCCGCCCTCCTGGGGCTGTGTGGTTGTTTTTCTTTAACTGTCCATTCTATGCAATATTTGATATTTTAGCATAGTTATTAATGTTCTGTATTCTTCTGGTTTTTCGCACACTATTATCAAAGTATTTACAATTTCATAATCTGTCATTTTTTCAATATCTGAAAATTCTAACTTTTTATAACTTTTTTCTCTTGCCTTTTTGCACTTCAACAATTCGTTTTTACCATAAAAGCCAGTAGAAACAGGCTTGCAAAATGCGTTATTATAACCATGATAAGCATTATATTTTTTTATAAATCCTTCTTCTGCTTCTCTCAGATCATAATCTGTTATTGTAAAATCTGGAAAAGTTTTAAGAACTATAAATTCAAAATTTTCTAAATCTTCAAACGTTTTCAAGTCTTCATCGATTTTTAAATTTGAGCCTTGCAGCTTTTCCATGTTTCGCTGATGCGTTTTTAATCTGGTTTTAACATTCACGCTAGAGCCTATGTAATACTTATCATTTTTCTTATTGTGAATTGCATAAACTCCAACCGCTTCGACATCTGGCACCTCGATAATATGTTTTTTCATTCTGCAACCACTTCCTTTCTATGGTTACAGTATACCACTTATTAAACTATGCGTCAAGTATTTTATTAAACTATTCTACTAATTTTTCATCCTTTCCAATTCTTTCTGTATGCACTCCAGAACGAATGCAGACATCTTGACGCCTTTTAGATCGGCTGCTCTTTTAACATCTTCCTTAGTTCCCTTTGGTGCCATTACTGTAATACGATCGTAGTTATCTTTCTGATACTGTGCGATATACGATAGCTCTTTTTCTTTTTCTTTAAATGCCATTCTTTAACCCTCCCGTTATTGTTTTATATAATTATACCACTTATTAAACTATGCGTCAATTATATAGTAGGTTTTCACATATTATTTTTTCTCTTCCTATTATATGGAGCGCAAAAATACATATCATAAAAAATTATACGTTTTATTAAACTATGCTATTGACATTATTATTAAACTATTCTATTATAATATCAACAAAGGAACAAAAGAAACAAACAACCGGAACCGCCCGAACCACTCAAGCCAATGAGGACATAAGGAACGGCACCGATTAATTGAAAAATTCTAGTTCCTAAACAAAATAAAAAGCTGGCTGCATCCTACCGAGACAAACAGCCAGCACCAAACTAAAAAGAAAGGCAACCCTATTATAACAGGGGAGAAGGTAAAAAGCAATGTTAAAAACAAATTCAAAAGAAGTTATGAACAGAATTAAAAAGGTTATCATGGACAGCTACGAAGCAGCCGAGGAATATTATACATTTGACGGCTCCACAATGAAAACAGAGTACAACGATATCTGTAAAGATATTATGAACATGTTTTACATTGAAAAATTACAGTTTGATAACAGATACAAAGCCGGAAGAATTAGTAAAGCTGATTTGTTCATGGATTGGATGCAGGGCTTACCGTCAGCTTTTCCAGTTTCTAACGATATTTTTTTAAACAGTGCTGTTGATTTTCTCGGCGATCTCCTGGACGAGACAGAAACAGAAAAAGAAAAATTTACAGATGAACAGGCAGAAAAAAGAGCCGTGTATCTTCTGTACAGAGAACTTGAAAAACACGCAAAAAAGGCATAAATAACTAAGTTTTATATCAATCCGGGTAAACGTTCCCCGGAAATCTTTAAAACAAAATCAGGAGGAACAAAAACATGATAAAAATTGACATGTGGTACAATGACAAAAAGGAACAGGCAACCGGGCTTGATATTTGGTTTAACGATCTCGGATGTTTTTATTCTGGAAATATCAAGATTTTTGGTGATATCGTGGGTGATTATTACGCCGACAGTGTACAAGAAATTTGTGAAGCGTTCCCGCATCTGAAAGAGAAAATAAACGCTTGCTTGAATTAAATAAACCAATTCCGGGCGGGGCTTTCCCGCCTGTTTTCCTAATCAAATGGAGGTCTAAAGCATGAAATATCATTACATAGCAATTTCAACACGCACAAACAATAAAAACTTTGCGTCTGTTCTTCGGGTCTCTAGCTCTGACAATTTATTATTTTCTTTGCAAATCCCCGGCATTACTTCCGCAAATATTTGCAGCACGAAAAAAGAAGCTGAAAACGTTGTTGACTTCTGGAACAAGTGTTACAAGAAAAACAAGACTTATGGAGGGCTTTAAAATGGTAACAATCAAGAAAGCCACGCAAGCGCAGACAATCGCCGCCATAAAAAGCGGCGACTTTTCCGCAGTTGATGCAATCAATAAAAAAGCTGAAAAGGAAGCAACGGAAATTTTCGCGGCTGTTGCTGGCGGCGTTATTAAATTAGCTTACTGGGATATGTCCCCGGTAAAGCGTCAGGATGGTAAAAAGTCTGTGATGCGGTACGCACTGCACAGATCAACGAAAAAAGAAGACTGTTTACAACTCTCCTGTATGGAGCTTATCGGGGGCGCGATCATCCCAACAAGCGACCAACAATTTAAAACAAATGATGATTACGACCGCCGGGAATTTTTCCGCAGTCTTCCGGGCGTTACAAAAATGACTTTAAAATAATAAGGAGCTTAAGATTCCGGGCAAGTTTTTGTACTGTTTAATTTTTGATTTGTATATGATATAATAACATAAAATTATGGGGGTAATACATATGATAATGTTAAAAATGGAAAAATGGGAAAGTATTGTAAATGAAACTATTAAGCATTTTTTTGATAATTATAAAGTATTTGATGATAATAACAAAGCTTTAGAAAATAAAAGCCTGTATCAATATATTAATGATATTTGTGAAGAAGGCCCGGAAACAGAAATTCTGCACTTTTTATTTACTGGCGAAAGCGAATATATCCAATTTGCTGGAAAGTACAATATATCTTTGTACGATGAATTTTCGCAAGAACTTGAAAACAAATTGATTGATGAATTTTATTCCATTAATCAAGAACAATTCTGTGACGATCTCGAAAATTTTACAGATTATTTTTTAAGTGAATACACAATTTTATTGAAAACATATATTTATGATATTCTTGATAGTTTTACGGTTGAAAAGTTAAAATGCATTATTTTTAAATAGTTTTCACCGCTTCCCGGTATCCAGTCCGGCGGCGTGTTCACGGCATGCAAGCGGTTTTTGGCATTCTGCCAGATGAACCTTGCAAAATTAATATAATAAGTCAATCAATTAACGCGCTATTTTATCCGTAAATCGTTTTTTATGCTATTAATGGGGATTTATGCAGCATTTGCATTTTGAGCCGCTTATGAGCCTTTAAAACGTTTTTAACGTCTGCATGGTTTATTGACTGGCTGCGGCTATGGGTGTATAATAGCCTTGTATAGCTATGTGCAGCTATGCTTTATTTGCGTACCATGTAAATGGGCGTATTATGTCCGCTTATGTACACGACTTGTCCAGGCTTACCGGTGATCTGGCGCAGCTGTCCGGGTTATATATCAATTATTGTTGTATGGCGCTGTATTTGCCATTTTAAGGCGTTTTATAATCGTAGTCAATAAAGTATAGGCTAAATACGTTACAAGCTATTTAAGGCTTATTTTGCAAGAGTATTATTGTATTTTTATTACTGCATTATATGCCATTTGTTGTTATGGTCTATTATCCGTGGGCTATTAGTGCTGATCTTCCAGGGCTACGGCTGGCTTCGTTGGTGCTCAATCGTTCCTGGCAGCTTCCCGGTTTCATCAGCTCGGCGCGGTATCGGTTCCCGGTGCTGTCCCTGGTTGGCTTGTGTAGGTGGAAAAGTCGCAACTGTTCAAGGTTTCAATAGTTGCAACTAACTTGTGAATGATTCTTAAATTTCAACATCATTTTGGAAGCAGAAAATCAAGGAAATCCATAAAAAAAGTGGCAACCAGAAAAATTCTCGCATTTTCTAGTTACCACTTAAATTTTAATTTTGCACAAATATTTCTATAGCGTAAAGTTTCAAATGATTCAAAATTCACAATTTATTTAATCCTTCTTTCTTCCGTGTTCCATATCTTCTGTGGGATGATTTCTTTAAGCGTTCTGTCCTCTTCACTTGGGACTTGGAAAGTTTCTTCTTTCTCTGGTAATTATCAGTCGTTGTCCCCATTCACGCCCTCCTTGTTAATCTTCTGATTCCTGGTTTCAAAGTTTATAATCTCCGTGTCTGTTTCTAATTCTTCCGGGATTCTTCCAACAATGATAACTCGCAGTGGCTTCAATCTTCGTTCCATTTCCTTGAAACCAACGCAAAATTCCAACCGTGCCGCCTTGCTCTTTACTCTTCCATTTGTGCAACAGGCAACTGTGCTTCCATCCGGCAGTCCATCAAAGCACCAGTCCCAACAGTATTCTGGTAATATGTTTACGTTCGGAATTACTGGAATATCATTCAAGACCATGTAGTGAGCCAGTGCATGATTGCGATATTTATTCCACAGGCACATAGCCAACGGCATTCCATTCTTTCCAACCGATATGCTGAAATCTGGCATAATGACTGCATGAAAACATTTTAAATGCTTAATATACTTGTCTGGCTGATTCCATAATCTTTGAAACTGTACATCATCCACGTAGAAGTTTACATCCAGTTCCCGGTGGTTCTTAATCTTCCGGCTAAAGCTCTCCGCAAAATCTACAGTATTTTTCCCTGGATGGATAAAAGTCTTTGGAATTTTAGGGATTCCGTACTGTCCAACAAGCTCTGCATCCGTGATTAAAAACTCTTTCATTACGTCATAAGCTGTATGTATCATTGATTCCACTCCCATTTTTTTCTCTTATAGTGCTAAAAGGTACTTATATTTGAAAAATACCATATCTTGTGTCTTAATGCAAGTTTTCCTACTAAATATCTTGTGTTGTTCTGGATGTAGAGTTAAAATCATATCGTCAGAACGGCGCAAGGGAAACCCCCATTTTTCAATGCTTCCAGACCTTAATTGAAATGTTAGTGTTGCACATGTAGCCGCCAACGGTTCCACGGTAATTTTTTCAAAAAGCTCATTGACAATCTGCCTGTTAATGTCTTTTGGAGTAACGCCCTTAAACTTTTCTAACTGTTCTTTAATAGCACTTAATTGTATTTCTACTGGCTCTGGACTTTTGGTATTTTGAATTTCTAGAATATGGCTCTCAATCTGTTTTATCTGCTTCACGTATTCTTTATTTCTTGAAATAAATTCATCATCAGATATTTTTCCATCCAGATTATATTCCAGTATTTTTTCACGTTTTTGTTTTAACAGATCAATCTGTTTTTCAAGTCGTGAAATTTCGTTTTTATTGTCTGGAATGTTTTTGATCGAGGACTGCAAAATTTCAAAATATTCTTCCAAAATGCTGTCAATATTTTCAGAAGATTTATTTATTAATTCTGCAATTATTTCTTTCAGTTCTGATTCTGCCAGTCCGAATGAATCGCATGAAGCTGCTCCGTTTTTTATCTTATAACTGCATACCCATCGAACATCTTCTTTTCCTCGAATATAATGCTGCTTCATCCAGTATGGCGCTCCGTCATTTGCGCAGAAAAGTTTTCCAGTGAAAATATTTTCGTTTTTAAAAGAGGTTCTTCTTGATTTTATGGCTTCTCCACGTTCTCTTAAATATGCGTTTGCCTTTTCCCAGGTAGTTTCATCAATGATCTGCGGTACTCTGGAACCATCATCCTTAAACATTATCCATTCTGACTGCGGAAGAAATTCTTGTTTCTTTGTGAACATATCGACAACCTTTACTTTTCCTCCGCAATAGTATCCTTTGTATTTTGGATTCCGAATAATATTTTTTATGACATCTCTACTGATCTTACCGCCTTTGAAACTTCTATATCCCATATTCCAGAGTTTTTTTTCAATTCTTGGTGTAGACATTCCAGAAGCATAGTCTCGAAAGACCATTCGAACCATGTCTGCTTCTTCTGGAATCAGTTCAAGCTTTCCTTGATTGTTTGAGTATCCATACATTCTGTGTCCGAGAACAACACCGTTTTTGATTGACTGTGCGTGTCCAAACTTTACTCTTGAAGAAAGTTTTCGGATTTCGTCCTGCGCTACCCCAGCCATAATAGTAAGTCGGAACTCACTATCATCATCAATAGTGTTAATTCCATCATTTTGGAACCAAACGCATACGCCATAAGATAACAATTCCCTGGTATATTGGATGCTGTCAAGAGTATTTCGTGCAAATCTTGAAATTTCTTTCGTAATAATCATGTCAATTTTTCCGAGCTTTGCATCTCTGAGCATTCTTTGAAATTCTTCTCTTTTATCCGCATGTATTCCAGAAATACCATCATCAATGTAAGAACCAGCAAACTTCCATCTGTTGTTAGAATGTATCAGATCTTCAAAATGTTCCTCCTGGTGCTTAATGGATGCTTGCTGTTCAACTTTTTCAGTAGAAACCCTGGCATAATAAGCAACATTTAGTTCAATGTCGTAAATAGAGCAATTTCTTAATTTTTCTCTGACATAATAAATATTCATAGTGCATTTCTCCCTTAATAAACAGGGAGTGGAATCATATAAAGTATAACACCTCATATAAATCCACTCAATACATTGTCGTTACTTTCTAATGCTGATTTCAGCTTTAATTTTATCTCTTGTTTTCTCATCTATCAGACCAAGTGAGAACATTCTTTCGTTTATGGCATACAATATAGCTTTTTCCATTAATTGTCCCTCCATATAATTATCTCGTTTTAAGCGCTGTTTTTCTTTATCTTTTGTATGCCCTATAATTTCTACCATTATTCTCTTTTGAACGATTCTGCACTATTTTAAGTATACAATTATCACGTTTTACAACAAATCAAAGATGTTTACCTGTCCATCAATCAGAGATTTTTCCAGGTTGTAAAATTTACAGGCTATATAATCTGGGTTCCAATCAATTTCCAGTTCGTATTGTAAACACCGCGGATGCTTACCACCACGGAAGAATCTGCATTCCGAACAGGTATGCTGATAAGCTGTACCTCCAGATCGCTTATACATTTCGCTTATCTTCCTCATAGAATCACTCGCTTTACTCTTGACTTTCCTCTCGCTTTCTTCTTGAAGATACCATTTTTAACACAATCCCTCGGATCACATCCTCTGCTATGTTCTTCAATTAAGATATAATCACAGGTTGCATTTGTGCTCCATGCATTTTCGCTCTTGCTGTAATAGTCGCATTTTGAGCATTGTCTCCGCTTTAAGCCTATAATTTCAGTGCTTTTTAATTCTCTCCATGGTTTTCTATCTGGCAATTTTCCGCACCTCCCAATCTGGCAGTATCTATAATTTTTAAAAGGTCTGGACTTAGTTTTCTTCGTTCTTGTTCTCTTTGTACTTCTGCCCGGTAAGTCCTTTGGAAATTAGACTGAACTACACTCCACCATGTGCCATCTATATTCCCTGATTTCGCCCATTCTTCTAACTGCCCCGGACTTGATACTGCTTTCTGAACTATTTCTGGAAGTTTAGAAAATTCTTCTTCCGCATGGTATATAGAGTTCCAAATTGCCCTTGATACCAGATTCCAAGCTTCTGTTTCGTTCAGTTCGTCAGACTGTGGCGCAAGGCTCTGCGCGCATTGCCGTAATGCAGCTATTGTAGGTTCTTTCCATTCAGTTTGCATATATTTCTTCAACCCAAAACTTAAAAGCTTGTAATCTAGGTCTTTCAAAAGTCCGTACCAAGTATCAAAAGCATATTGATCTGGCAGAAATGATGGAGAAGTGTACACAGCTTTCATTGCCTTTACCAGTACCGCCCATTCTTCTCTTGTCATACCCAATTATCCACCTCGCTTACCCTGTTTTGGATTTTCTCCATGTAGCTGCATGGTCTATTCGTAGACTTGTCTGCGTATTGCCCTTCAAATACTTTTGCGAAATTTCCAGGCTTTAAGAACCAGTCAAACGTAACCATCCAGCCATTTTTATTTTGCCCTTGTAAGAAGCTGCTATGGCGAATGTTTTCAATGGCTTCTAAGATATCGTCCATATGGTTCTGACAGATTCTAGCTTTTACTGCCTGTTCTCGTTTTGGTGTCATTCTTTTTACAGGAGTGATACCAAATTCTTCCAGAGTATTCCATTCATCAATGATTCGTTGGACGTCAGTCTGACGAATAGTATCTTTAGATACTATTAAATCATTCTCTTCTTCTATTTCTTTTTCTTTATTATCTAATTCTTTATTATCTAGTTCTTTATTATATACTTCTGCCGAGCTAACGTTAGTTTTACTGTTAACTTTACCGTAAAGTTTACTGTTAGTTTTACACTCTATTTTGTCTTTCTGCTTTTTTCGATATTCTTGCATATAGTTTCGCATATATTGGCTTTTTTGCTCAATTTTATCAAGATTTTGATATTTTCCCCAGTTCGGAATTGTGTAAACTCCGGAAACAATTTCGATCATTCCGTAGTTCTCAAATGTTTTTAACGCTAATCGAACCGTGTTAATATCTCTCCTGAATACTGTCGCTAACATTTCATCAGTATATGCAATCTTATCGTTTAGGATAAAAACACCGCTGTTGTTATTTTTTCCGGCTAAGCACAACAATTTAAACCAGATTACGATAATGCTGTCCGCACTTGGCAAATTTTCAATTAGCATTATTTTTTCATCATCAAAAATGTCTGAACATATTTTTATCCATTTTACAGCGCTTGCCAATTTTGAAATTCCTTTCTCCAATCTCTGGATTTTTAAAAAGTGTTTATTTTAATTCAACTTCAATTCCATTGATTTTCAGTTCTCCATTTACCGGAACCACAAGAGATGGAACGCCGTTTATTTCTTTCAATTCAATCAGAGCAATTTTATCCGGCTGGATGCAGATTGTTGCATCTGGTGTTACAATTTTTGCAGTTTTTGAATTGTGGATATTGTCAAGTGCAGCAGGCTCATTACTGAAATACGTTTCCCAGTTTTCCTTGAAATCTGATAACTTCTCGCCTGGAACTCCGCAATATTCAAAAATCTGTTCCATTTCATCACATGATACAGTTATCATCTCCGGGCTGTCTTTCTTCTGTTCTCTTACTTCCTGCAAAGATTCAATTAGGCTTTCAGTGAAATTGAATGTTGTGTTTCCTTCGAAATTGTCCATGATAAAATCTGAAAAGACATTGATCTCATTTCCCGGTATACGTGGAATTGGTGTGCCAAGAACGTTTTCGATGAAGTCTGGATGAATATTCTTTATGTTTTTGTTGAAATACAAAGTTCCATGAATATCAGTACTTCTGTCATTGAATACAGGGAATAAGAATCCTGTTTCTGGTCTTGAGACTACCCAATCACGAATTCTGCCTTTGATGTTATTTTCAGCCACATCATAGCTAAGCCCAGCCTTTGAAAGATTTACTGGACAAATGCTGCACAGAATGTGTTCATAAATTTCTTCTGATGCATCGTGCATTTCGGTTCCATCAGAAGCTTTTCCTGGAATATCATATACTGCATGAATGAGAACTATGTAGTAATTTTCTGGATAATCGTAATTTTCAATCACTTTGTCGTAAAACTCATCCAAAAGATCATCATCTTTAAGCTTACTTGCTCTGATCCGCATAAGAAATTCCTGTGTTCCACCCTCTTTTTCCTGTGCTAATGGGAATTCAAGATTCATAAGGCTTTTTCCAAGTCTGCCAGACATGGTTTTCTTGAAAATGTCAAAATACTTAAACATTTCTTCCTCTGGAAGGGAAAGGAAAGCTTCTTTAATTTTGGTTTTCTTATTTTTTTCTGCATCCACATAACAACCACAAATGCGTGTGATTGCACAATTGGCTGGTGTAAACTGCTTCTTGATCTCTGTGATTTCTTTCTTATTCATGATTAATCCTCCCTATTTCTATTTTTATTTTTGATTTTTTCATAATAAAAAGTCACATCATCTGTAACAATTCTAACAATTCCAAACCTTTCTCCTACTTGAAACGGAATGCTATCCCTCATAAGTCTTTTTGGAATCCCAGAAAGATATTTTCTAAATTCTTCTGGTTTTAAAGCTGATTTGTAATGATTGCAAGAGCGACACGCAGGAAGCATATTGGAAATATCGTCCTCTCCGCCACAACGTATAGGATTTACGTGGTCTACTTGCATATCTTTATATTCCAATGCGCAACCACAGTAAGCGCAATACCCTTTGCATTTTTCATATACTTTCATGCGCTCTTCTTTTGATAATTTTCGCCTTTTTGGAATTTTCATATTTTCGCTTCCAGATTGTTATTTTTGATAGTATGAACAGACTATAAATAGAATCCAAAATGCACATAAGCACAATGCGTTTTCAATGTAATAAATTCTAATAGACACAGTAACAGCGGCTAAAATCCATACAATTGTTTTGACGATGCAGCTATAATAATTCTTTTTGACTAATTCTTTTTACCTCTCTCGCCTGTTTCTTCTCAATCCACTTATTGATTTTTTTATCGGAAATCATGTACATTTGCTTTAACATTTCGATGCAGATCAACACATCTGCAATTTCTTCTATCATGTTATCACGGTCGATTTTTCCGCGTTTTGCCTTGCTAATTGCCTGGATGAGTTCGGCGCATTCTTCCATACAGACTGTACTTTGATTATTTTTGCCGTAATGCAAAATACTTTCTGCGATAACACCTTTATTAATCTTTATCCCTGTGATTAATCCGGCAAGAGCCTTTGCTCCAGAATCACACGCCCATGCTTCTTTTAAAAATTTTTCGCCCCATGTCCCAGTATTTTCGGCTCCGTCAATGAACTGCAAATGCTGGTCTCTCATATCGGATAATATTTCTTTGGCTTCTTTAACGTCCATTCTTCATCTCCTCCAACTTCTTCTCAGCTTCTTCACGAGTGGGGAATACTTTTATTCCAATAACATCGTTTGAGAAAAGTACTTCTCCACGATCTTCTTCGATTGCTTTTATGTTATATGATTTGCTTATTATAGTAATACGAGATACTTTCATCTTAATAATTGGGTTTCTCGCACCTTTATTAATTCGGAATAATATGTCTCCGACCTTACACGGCAATCTCACAAGTAAGCCCTGTTCTTCTAAGTCTTCATAAGTGGCGAGTTTTTTAATCATATTCTTTACTGTTTTGCAATTTCCTGCACCCTGTGAGCAATTATCGCAATATGAACTGCACATAATGCTTCGGCGTTCGTTATATGTGATTCTTGAAAAATCTCTTTTTGTTAATCTCTCCATCTACTTCACCTCTTCCAATTGACTTTCTACGGTATCTGCAAGTAACAACATTGATTCAATAACTTTATCTGTTAATGACATTCTATATTTATTGTCAGCAAAATACTTAACGTGAGCTATTGCTTCCTTAATCTTTTCTTCGCACGCAACAATTTCGGATGCTTCATACAAGGGCTTATCATCACTGTAATAAGTTACATTTTTGTTATCGTAAAATTTTAACATATTCGGAATCGGAATATTCAGTGCATTTAAATGATTTTCTCCTATCCACTTAAATCCCTGTAATTTTGCCATTCTTAAAACTTTAGAATACTCTTCCTGTGTTCTTACAAATACGTTTTTTCCTGTTAAATCAATCATCATAATTTCCTCCTGTAATCTCATCAATACACTGATTCCAGCCCTCCGCAAAGCCAGCATCAGACGTATTGGCTGGATAATCTCCATTGTCTTTTTTCGGCAAGTCCATAAGCGGGCACCAATCTGGCTTTGAGCTTAAGTCTTCGATATATCTACAATTTATTTTACAAAAAGAATGGAATATTCCACCGTGTAAAACACATGATTCACAATCTTCTGGTGTTTCCATCACTAATACTGATTTACTCATGATTCCTCCTGTAATAATTCCGGGTTGTCAAACCGGTTTCCGATAACCTCAACTCGATTTCCATTCTGAACGTATTTCCACAAATCATCATTTATAGATCTACTTCCATTTCTTCCCATACCAATAGCAAAAGTCGATCTAAAACCTTGATAGAATACTTTCCCAAATCTTTTTTTCGTATCCTTATTCGGAAACGGGCAATCATCGTTGTCTCTTTGGTATGAAATAATATCACCCTCCCAAATTTTCTTCCCGTTCTTGTCACAAAGTCCTGTGTACTGGCAGATGGTTTCTGGGTCAACTTCGGCATATTCCCACACTTTATAACTATCAGCATGGAAGATTAAATGTTCTTCGTTGCCTAAGAGGTCATATCTTTTCTGATAATACCCCTCAACCCATTTACCATCGTCAATCCGTTTTGCCTTAAAAAGAATTTCTCTCATTCGTTTTCACCATCCTCCACTTGTCCCGATTCTTCTAACCAATTTTCAACACATGGTAGACAAATATAGCAGCTGCACCAACCTTGTCCTTCTACTATTGCTTTTTGGTTTAACATTCTTTCACCTTTAGGTATCTGGTTTTCACATACGCAGCACAAATGAGATGTTCTTATTTTTACGACTTTTTCTGTCAAATTGGATTCCGAACCATCCATGTCTCCTGCAAATATCTGGCTATCAATATACATTTCTTCTGGATATTTCATTCAACTCCACCTCCTTTTATAATTTCGATTGCCCTACTCAGCCCAGCATTATATCCTTGATGTATGTCAGATAATACGCATTCTGATTCGATAAATTTATCTCTTTTTAATTCATTGATAACCTTGTCCACATCAAAAGCTGTCGGTTGCTTGTCCACAATATGTATATATCTGTCTATAATCTTCTGTATTGGTTCTCCTAAGATATTTTGAAGCAGTATGTCTTTTTTTAGTTTATCTGCGTCAATTAACCGCATTTCTTAGTCCTCCTTATATGGTTCTAGAAGCGGCTGCCATGCCGTAATATCAATCCAATCATAATTGCTATCAAGATAATATCCGTCACAATCAATAAAGCTTGTATCCTGCCATGTTGTTTCTCCATTAGTAACCAATATTTCTTGTCCATCATCTGGCATTTTGCAGTCAAGCATATACTGTATATTTTTTGAAATGGATTCTTCTGCACGTTCTTTTTCTGATATCTGATGATATTTTACCGGAATCCAACCGTTTTCTTTCTCGTCCTGTTCCAGATCATTCAGAAGAGTATTCACAATATCCAGCGCACTCCCTGGAAGCCCATGCTTATACTGCGATTTCTTTTCTATCTCAGCTTTGTATTGTTCTAATCTGGTTCGTACTCTGCTCATGCTTCCACCTCACTATCCTCTGGCATCTGGAATGTCATTCCTTTTTTGAGCATTTCTCCAAGTTCTCCAGCATGTGCTTTGTTCTCTTCCGTTTTTGGCTTCATGCTTAATATCCTACATACTTCTGGAATTACATATTTTGTGTATTCCGAATCTCCGTATGCTTCCTGGATCATATCCAGTACTTTCATGGCTTTTGCTTTGGTGGAATATTCTCCGAGCAGATAACTGCATCCGGTGATGTATGATGTTATAATTATTTTTATAGGTCCTTCCGCAATTTCAATTCCTGCCAAAGTATTAAAATTAATCAATATTTCGCTGTTCTGGCTTCTGATTAACATTTTGTGTCCTCCTTATCCGATAAAACTCGTTCCGCACTGACAATGATAACTAATATGTCCGTTATATTTGCTTACGTTCGCTGTTACCTTTCTACCGCATGAAAAGCAAGTTACCTCTTTCGTCAGCGCCTTTTCGTATTCTTCTACTTCTTTATCTTGAATGAATCTCTGACCGCACCAGTGGCACTGCTTAGTGCTATATGGCATTTCTCCACAAATAGGACATTCTGGAATTATTCCGTAACCATCATTTATGATAGGGAGTTTGATTGGTTCTCGCTTTGAATAGATGTTCCAGAGTTCTTTTCTGCGGTTTTCTCCGTCTTGCTCTATTAAAGCCTTGTACTTCTCTTCCTCTTCTTTGTCCCAGTAAATGACACAGGCTTTGTCTTCTGGTGAAATGTCTTTGGTGTACGGCTGTGTCGTGCAATGATAGCCTGTTTCGCCCTTCCTTTTTCTTGACTGACATCTCATGCAGCCACCGCATTTTTTATCCATCAATTCTTCTGGATAAATGCTTGTGCTGGAACGCCTTTCTCTTACTGGCATTCCGTCGTTGAATTTAATTTCACTCATTTTCATCCTCACTTTCCCCATGTAAGCAACTGGCACGCTATTGTGCAGTTGGTACATGATTTTAATACTCAATAAAATCAGATAATTCCATCTGACCAACTACGTTGTTATCTTGCATCCACCATAGATAAACTTCTTCGCCGCAACTCCACTTCGTATCTTTTCCACGTCTCCGGCGTTCCTCAATCATTCTGTCAAAAGCACGTATATAGGCTTGCTTGTATTTTGGGAAATCATACATTTCCTTTTCCCTCTGCTTCTTCGATGCAAGCGGACAGCCTAAGAAACCTAACCTATTATATCCGCATTGGTACAGCTCACATACCTGAATATCTTTTTCACCAATGAACTGCCAGATATTTTGATCTGTCCAGTCAATAATTGGATTAACTACTGTCTTTGCTTTCATCTGGCAATTTTCAAATAATCTTCTAGTACAATCATTATCGGTTATAAGCATTTTCTCATCAGAAACGCCGATACTTTTGCTTGCTGTCTGTCCTAATACTTCAAATGGGCTTCTATTACTTCTCTTGCTACTTTCAGACCATCTAACGCCTGTTGCAATCATTCTGTTAGGATTCCCACCTTCTTTCAGTTCTGAACAGCAATACCGAACAATTCTGGTAGGTGGCATTAGTTTTCTTGGAATAAGATTCCACATTGTAAGACGGTTGCCGTTTTCCTGCACATGATAATCAATCTCGCATTTGATGCCTTTGTCCGTCAATTCAGAAAACGTATTCTTGATATGCCTTACTGTCTGCGGTGCATCAACAGTGGTATGTGAGTTATGTACTTCAAACGGGATTCCAGACATTCTGAATAGTTCAAGAAGCACATCTGAATCCTTTCCGCCGGAATACTCACATACAAGTGGTTTGTTATAATGTTTCAACGAGAGATCAGACGCAAGCCGGATTCTTTCAATTGCTTTTTGTTCTAAATCCATAATATTTACGCTCCAAATCTTCTGACCAATTCTTTTGTTTCTTCTGGAAATCTAATTTTCGTCTTCTCTTCGATTTCCTCCATCATGCTCATAAAGCTTCTCTCTCCGTTATTTGCCATCCTCACATACTCGTTAGCAATATGAACTACATCCAAAAGCCTGTCTGTTGAAAACTTATGTTTCTTGTTCAAGGCCATCATAATTGTTACAGTATTGACTACGGTCGCCCAATTATCGCCAGTATCAAAGCCATCGTTGTAGGCTTGATCCCGCATTTCCTGTAGTTCCTTGTACGATTGCTTCATTGCTCTTCCGAATGCCTGTGACATTTGATTATCGCATTCCAACACCCTATTTTTCTTTGGCGCTTTCATCTTTAATTTGCTTCCCATGTTTCTTCCTTTCGTATATGTATTCCGTTAAACGGTATGCTCTTGATATTCCCGGATGTTCTGTGGCAATCAGAGAATCCATCTCCAATTGCCGCATATGTCTCTGGACGGTACACTTTGTAAGGCCTGTTCCATCCATAATTTCCTCATACGAAGGCATATATCCGTGTTTCTCAAAATATTTGACAAGGAATCTGTAAATATCATTTCTGGAAGATTGTCCCTCATTATATTTCCTCTGACGGTAATTCATACGCAAAACGGCTCTTCTGCCGCAGTATTGCTTTTTTCTGCACGCATTTTATTTAATCTTTCCGCAGCCTTCTCTTTCACTTCATCGGAATATTTTCTTGGCGGATTGATTTTAATGTAGGAATACGGCAAGTGAGCGAAAATAGATCCATCATTATTTCTGGCAAGAATTTTCACATCATCTGGAAATTTCTTTTCTAATTCCTCACATCTGTTCTTCCAGGCACTCCCATTCTTAGCAGTAAGCCCTACATAATCTCTTCCTGGAATCCATTCAATTACGCATTCGTTTGTGTTTTCTGACACAATTATTCTCCTTTCTTGTTATATTCTTCAAAACTTTTACAACTTTCAAATATAGTTCTGTTATTTACCCATCTTTGCAATTTTCTGACTAAATCAGATGGCTTTGTGTTTTGCTTGTTATAAATCATTACATACGGCCAGTATCCTAAATCTTTAAGAAGATATACTCTTTCTAAATCTTGTTCAAAAGTAGTATTAAAATTTGTCAAAACATAAACTGGTAATTTTCTTTTGTCCCATCCCAGTATTTCTTTTAATTCTTTAAATTTAGGAATAATAATATTTTTGTCTTCATAACGATCCCAAGCAAAGTGAACTTGTTTTACTTTTATTTGCTTTAGGTATTCCGCTTTTTCAGCACCCATAATCCGAATATCGCACCCTTGTGAAAAATCTACCCATGCTTTTGAATTAATTAATTGGCGAGACAAATCTTTCCAGTCTTTACAGGCGAACATATTTGGATCAAGTAAGACAATATTTTTCTGTCCGTCCCAAAACTCATTCAAATCAGCAACCTTTACACTTTTTCTGCCCTCTTTATCTTTAACTATGCAGAAGTCACACCCTCTAGGGCATCCCCGTGTCAAAAATCCATAAGCGGTATTTTTAAACTGCGGATATAACTTGTAATCTGGATAAATATGTTCAATTTCTTCTGACAGTTTTTCACCACCAGAGGGGTAATTGTATCCAGTTCCACCTTTGATAATTTCTTTTCCATTTACAGGATATTGATAGTCTGGCGTAAAAGTGAAAACTTTACTCATAAAAACCTTATCTGGGGGGGCTTGCCAATCAATCAAAGGGTTATACCAGCCCACATCATCACCGTTTTTCTTGTGATATGCTGATATTTTCATCAGTGGAATGTTTGGAAAATTATGCCCATCAACATCAATTAATCTGATTTTTATTTTAATCAACTTCCTTTATTGATTATTTTTTTATCTTTGGAATTTAGCCAGTAGAACTACTGGTGTGTTAGAATCAGTGATAATTTTCTTCATTGAGTAAGTCGTTGAATTTTTCCAACGCCTTAATAGATACTTTGTTATTTACTTTTTCTGGTTTGATTGATACTTTTAAGTGAGTATCAATGATGTGTTTTAGCTCTCTTGCAAGGATTATTTTGCCCTGTTGGATTCCCTGTCTGTATGTCTTGGGCGGTTTATATTGCCCTGTTACTTGCTTTCCAGCTGACTGGCCACCAGCTGTAATGTTGTACATCTGGAAGCCTTTATCTGCAAAAGCCTTGATTGTTTCAATTTCTTTCTGGTCAAGCTCATCCTTTCTACATGTTCTATATGAAAGCTTCCAACCAGTAGGATTACTTTCACTGTAAAACTTATGCTTTTTAAGGCTTAATGCTATGTGATCGTATTCTCTTAAATGGCTCGCACATCTCTCACGAAGTCTAAGCGCTTGTCCCACGTAGCTGCGTCGAATCCCTGCTTCGTCTATCCTATAAAAAGCATATATGCCACTTGTATTTGGTATCGAAGGGCATATTGATTCAATCATTTTTTCTCTCGCATTTTTCATTGCATATATTTTTTTATAATTTACTTTTTGCATTTCTCCTGCCCCTTAACGGTGTGGTTAGTATTTCTTCGATAGACCATCCTAATTCTTTTCTATGATATAAACAGTGTGCGTTTATGCCTATAATTTCAGCCCATTCAAGAACTCTATACTTTTCTCCATTGTATTCCCATATTGCAGATTCAGATAAATTCTTACATCTCTTGCTACAATAAACAGCGTCATTGAAATGTCCACCTCTCTTGGCATTAAAAGGTTTGTTACAAATTGGGCATATTTTTGTATAATCTTTAATAGTTGGGTGATCTTTGTAATAAAGAATTTTACCGCATCTTGGACTGCACGTCTTTTGCCCTTTTCTTTGCTTTAGTTCAAATTGTTTTCCACAAACAGGACATATTAAACACTTGTTTTCTTTTGGTATAGAGTTTCTTTTATTTTGTGCCTGCTCAGCATTTGTAATAAAACGGCAGTTATCTGGTTCATAATTTCCGTTTACGTCTATTCGGTCAATGGTTAAGATATTTATTCCATTACTTGTTTTTTCTTCCTTATATCCATTCTCAATTGCCCATTTGTAAAATAATGTGAAATTATTTTTCCATTCATCACACATTACTATTCCACGCCCGCCGTAATTTTTGTACGATTTACATGTTTTACAATAGCAACGATATTTAATACTCTTCCAAAGTGGGTACAGCCTTCCACAGTTATTAGATAGCCCATGTTTTCTGCTCATATTGCCAATAATTTCTCTATGCAGACATCCACATGACTTCGTTGTTCCTCTTTGTAACCCTGCTTGTCTTACAATAGTTTTATTTCCACAATCACAAATGCATTCCCAGCGCTTTGTTCTAACCCCTTTGTCTGAAATAGTATCTTCTGCTCTTTTTATGACGGTGAGTCTCCCGAATTTCTTGCCTGTCAAATCAATAGTTTTACGCATTAAAAACTCCTTTTTCTGCACACTTCCTCATCACGAAAACTTTTCTATAATTCCTCTAACATCCCCCCCCTTTCAATCTGGTCAATGAGTTTCTTGCATTCATCTTTAACATAGGCAAGTGAACGAATTTTGCAATCTGGATCTTTATTTAATTCTCGCCAGCAATCTCCCATTATTTTAAGCATTTTTTTGAAGTCTGGTTCTTCTCCGAAATACTGTTCTGCTGTCTCAATATCATAACCATCGAAACAATGAGCACAGTCAAATCCAATCCACCATGTATCATCATCGTCACAATCGTGTAGAAATGGTTCTGAATAAGTAACTCCACCATGGCAGTCAAGATAACCTAAATCATCAACAATTTTCTTTGCCAGCTTATGGCTGTTAGGTATTCCAACGTATCCGCACCTGTATGCTCTAGGCATGAACAGGACTACACATTGGTAACCTTTATACTCGAATTTAGTTTCTAAAACTGGTTCCATTTATTTATCACCCCTCCTTAACTAAACGGAAATTCATCTTCCATACCGCCTAAATCCGGCACATCCATGAAACTAGGTTCTGGCGGCGGTACTGGTCGTGTGTCTGTTTCCTGTGCCTGTGGTGACTGGCTTTTTCTTTCTGCAAATTCATGTTCTGAAACAAGGCAATCATTTGAGTAGACTTTTTCGCCATTTTTGTTCGTATAGTTTCCAGTCTTCCATTCTCCACGCACATTTACTTTCGTGCCTTTTTTAAGATATTTCTCTGCGAATTCTGCATTTTTTCCAAGACATACGCAAGCAATAAAGTCTGATTTTCTTTCTGTATTCTTTTTCACTCTTCTCTCGACAGCCAAAATATATCTTGCAATTTTGGTGTCATTTGTTCCCATTCTAATATCTGGGTCAGCAGTTAATCTTCCAGAAAGAATAACAATATTCACAATTTATCACCTCTCAATCTGAATGTCGCACCTGATAAGTGCGTGTTTGATTTTCTTTGTATTTCCTGTTACGCTTTCTTCTTTCCCAATAACAAAGGAAATATCATCTTCTGTTACGTCAAATCCTTTTGTCTTGATGTGCTCAACAAGGATTTCTTTGATTTCATCTGTGCAAATTCCGATTGTTATTTCCAATGGTGTTACCTCCCTGGTTTGTAAGCTGGTGGCATTGGTTGCCATGCAATGACTGGGTAATACGCAAACCCATACGCTTCTACGCTTCCCCATTCGCTGTCTCCTAAATAAGTAAGACTTGTTGGTAAAATAGCCCCCTTAATTGTAACTGTATATTCTTTCCAATCTCCGGGATTTTCTCCTTTGTCTGGTTCCGGCGGTAACTTTAAATCTGTTGGAATCCACATATCCGCAGAGCTGTAGGAACAAATCAGTTCTTCAACTTTCTTGATTGCATCATTCCAGCCTTTGTCGTACTTACATTCCTGTTCGGAAAGTTCTGGCTTTTTCAGCTTGTCAAGTGTTTTTAAGAAGATTTTCATTAATAATCATTCTCCTTTCAATTATTCAGTCGAATTGTTTTCCTTATCATCTTCAATCGCTTTTCCAAGGCACGCCATAACAGATGCACAATCAAGCAGTATTTCTCTTTCTCTGATGTTTCTTCCGTCTTTTTCATGCCAATCTCTCACTATATAAAGTTCGGCATTTGCAGAAAGAATATCTGTTTTCATGTCCCAGTATTTAATATGAATTTCATAAGCTGCATTTGCAGAAATTGGATTTACATAAATTCCTTTTGTTACTTCTTTCCAATCTTTTAATTCAATTGATACCATCTATTTCTCCTTTCAAAACGGACATAAGTCCAAATTAACTTCTAGCCCCGGTCTGGCAATCTGCACCAGGGCATCATCCCAAACCACCGCTTCTTTTATCTCCTTCAAAATCTGTTCCGGGTCAGCTGCTTCATTACTCAAATGAACCAATGTTACCGTCCGTAATGCTGCCGTATGGTTTGTTTTTACTAGGATTTTGCAAGTATCTAAGGAACAATGCCCTTTAAGCCTGTGCGTGTAATTTTCAGCTGTTTTGTCAACCAATTCTTTACAATAGTTGCATTCAATAACTAAGTGGTTCAGTCGCATTGCCTGGAAGTTGTACTTGCAGTATTCAAAGTCAGTCATATACAACAACTTTCCCATTTCTTCATGTTCTATGAGATACCCATAATTGAAACAAGGAATAAGTTGTCTTGTGTCCTTATCTCTTGTAGTATGCGGCAAATAGAACGGTATTACAGTAAACGAACCAACCCGAAACGGTCTTTTCTCTGGAACGCCTTTCATTAATTCGCCGGTGATGATTTGCAGATGTTCCACAGTTTCATCATTGGTGTAAATCTGAATACCGGAATTCATCAGGTCCCGAAATGATTTGATGTGATCTCCATGCTCATGACTAAGCAATACACCAGAAACATCACTTGTTCTGTAATCAATAGCTTTTAAAATATCTTTGTATCTGCATCCGCAGTCCAGAAGAAGCATTTCTCCGCTGTTCGATTTCAAAACATAGCAGTTCCCATGGGTACTCCCTGTATTTACTATTCTCATGAACATTTTTCATCACCTCGCTTTCTGCTTATTTGTAGCTATTTAAAATTGAAGAAGCAGTTTTTCCAATCATATTTTTATCATCCTGCTGATATGGAGGAGCTCCGCTCCATAATTCTTTCATATCTTTTAAATCTGTAGCCACCATTGCGTCCCTTATTAATTGAAGCTCTTTAAGTGATAATTCCACAGTCACAATAGAATCCCAATTAATTCTCTTTCTTCCTATCTCTTTCATACTTCATCATCCTTTGGGAATTGAAATGTGGTAATATTTTTTAAATTAATACTTATGTTGTATGCTTCGTGTAACTGGTTCATAACCTGTTCTACTTTCTGCCTTGAAGAGTATGTTGCTAAAGTCCACGCTCCAAGCCCTACTACTTTTGCAATAATTCTATTATCGTCTGTCTTTACTACGGTGCATTCATCATATGGTATATCAAGCAATCCACTCTGACTAACTAATCTCATTCCTACTCACCTCCGAAAAAAATTTCTCTTACACTTCTACTCATGTCAGTTTTCCTCATTTACGACAATACCGCCGTGGATAATAACTCTCTTTCCGTCTGAATCATCAAAATAAACTTCATTTTCAGATTCGGAAACATCAAACTTCCCAGACCAGGACTTGATTTTACCGCCGTTGTAATCGTAAACAGTTACGGTACGGTTCAGACCACCGTTCCAATTACTTGAAAAAGATTTTACTTCCCTGTCAAAGCTTGCGGTACATCCTGTGATTGATACACAAGCTGTTACTGCTGCCGCAATAATCAATTTCTTTTTCATCCTACATTTCCTCCTGGCTCATAAATGACGGAATTTCTGTTTCCACTGGCTCTGATTCCGGAACTGGTTCTTTTTCTGTTGTTTTTACGGTTTCGGCTACGGTTGGCTGCTTTGGCTTTTCTTCGATTGTTTCTGGCTGTGGAATGAATGCTTCTGTATTTGCATTCTCACTAATTTCATAAGCAACGTCTTGTTCAATAACATCCTGTTTTGGAATATCCTCTGTATTCTCGTCAGCTTCCTGTACAAAAACATCACCGTGGCTGTTGATGATCTGCTTTAATGCACGATTGATGACTGTTTTCTTTGCCATCTGATCGGTAAACTTCTGGTGTGTTCCATTGCCGTTTTCTTTGTACCCATAGCCCTGTAACCAAGATTGTTTGATCTGCTTCATATTCATAACTTCCAAGTGTTTTGAACCATCTTCCATCTGAACTACTGCATATGCGCCAAGAATCTTATCGTTGTCAATGTTCATAAAATCCTGTTCATGGGAATCAAGCACCTTGTTTCCGTCTTCAATGTGGTATTTGAACTCATCACCATCATAAATGACTTCCGCATGAATATCTTTCATACCGTATCTTCTGGCTATTGTAATGTTTCCGAAGTAAGACCTCTGGAACTGGCACTGATTGCCATAACTAATAAAATAGCCCTGCTTTTTCTGCACTGAAAGACCAAGTGTCGCCATGTTCATAAGGCTGTTTGCAATGCTTGTGGATGTGCAAGATTCCAGAACTGGCTTATTATTTCTGTCTTTTGTTTCTTTCAGAATCAGATATGCCCCCATGAGCGCATTGCTGAGGTTGTAGTCTTTTGGGAACGAAAGACCGTATTCGCATTTTTTTTCAAGCTGCTTAACCAATCCATCAATGAATGAATTGTTGATTACGATTGCCGCCTGTTGTTCTCCTGCTGTTGCTAACTGTGTTTTTCCTGCCATTTTAATTCTCCTTTTCTTTTTTGCCTTAGGTGCATTCAAAATGAGATAATATGTAATGTTCTGTAGTTTCCTATAATGATATGTGCTGTCCTATTTTCGATGTGTCATATTATCCCATCGTGAATACACCTAAGGTTTTATTTATTTTCTTGGGTGCACGCGCAGTAGATTGAAAATATGTTTTTGGCTATCATGTTTTGCCCTTCTGTTTTATTTTCTATCTTCTGGCTTACATAATTTGTAAATTTTCAATCCACCGTGAATGCACCAAAGAGTTATGATCGGTGGCATACGAAACAGAATGAATTTAATGTCATGTCATGTGCTATGATATTCTGTTATTTTTCTTACTGTACTTTCCGGGCATTCACCCGGATTCATATACCACCGATAGTTACCAAATTAAATGATAGTCACATTGTCCGGGTTGATGTGATATCTGCCGTTTCCGTTTGCTCTCTGTGTTCCGATTCCGATGTACTTTCCACTGGTTTCAATCAGCTGCAATACTGTCTCATATGGAAATACAATGTCCGGGCAAGATACCTCAATAGTGGTTCTCCAGTTATGGAAAACGTTACTACTACAAAGAACCGGGCTTGCACTGATTCCAGAAGTCGGAACGATCTTATTTACCACCTCAACAGATTCAAAATTTACCGGGCAAATAGAACCTTCGATTGAAAGAGAACGCTTGATATCTGTTCCTTTCTTTCCTGTGGAATCTTTGAAAAAAGTAATAAATGTTTCTGTGAATGATTTCTTGAATGCCTGGGTAAGAATGCAAGGTCTGTTGTTTGCCATGTAATCTTTCCACTCTTCCTCTGTGTAAAGGGAAATATCTTCGTCATGGAAATTAATCGGCTTTTCCCAGTGAATACCAGTGATTAAGCCCTCCCAAACATTTTTGGGCTGATTGTAAATAGCTGGCATTTTGAAGCCCTTGTCCTTGGACTGCTTGAAGCATTCAGCCTGTTCGTAGTAACGGCTTCTCTTGTGAAGAATGAGGTCGGTGTCCCCGATTAATTCAACTCTTAATGTGGTTTCCTTTAAAGGTTCGATTGTGATGTTTTTTGCCATGTTGTTTTCCTCCTAAAATAAAATGATTTTTTATTATTTTTGTTTGTACAAACATTCAAGCAGGTTAGTAACGCTAGTTTTGTTTTATACTGTCTTATGCTATTTTGTCATATCGTATATTGTAATGTTTTGCGAAACTAATCCGCTTAAATCTTTGTACAAACTCCAAATGCACTTAGCAAGCAGTAGAATGTGCTATATTTTACTGTCGTGTGCTGTTCTCTATTGTGCGAAGATATAATTTTCTTAGCAGTGTTTCTACTGCCAACTAAATACACTTGGTGGCTTATCTGCTCGGTAGGTAACATGAAATATTCTGTATTTTTATATTCTGTAATATTCTGTGGTATCCTTTACTATGGCATCTCATGCCACCTACCCAGGAGACAATTTTTGTTTGGATGAGCCGCTTTATAGGCAATATAAAAGTTAGGTGTAATTATCTATAATTAGATATATTTCGCTGTGCTCTAATTTACCGCGTTATGTTTCGATATACTTTCCTAGCGATTTATACCGCCTGTAAAACAGCCCATCCGTTAAGTGCTGTGCCCTGTTGTGTTCTATTTCTTGCTGTTATTATCTGTCTTATTCTTTCCTATTCTGTTTTAAATGTTCACAACACTTGTCGCTCTGCATAAACAGTGAAAGTATTCTATAATGTCATGCGCTATTCTTTTATCTTTTTTACTGCGTTGTACTTTCGTGAAGTTTTGTTCCGCTTATGCAGACTGATAAATGCTGTGGTTTCCTACGCTCATAAACCTGTAAAATAGGTAATTATGATGTACTGTACTTTACTTTGATGTTATATCTTATTTTTCCTGTCGATTTTACAGGCATATCAACATAGGAATTTCGCCGCTACTGCACTCATAAGACCGCAAGAATAAGGTGTAACGTTCTTTTCTGTCTTGTTCTGTAGTGCCCTGTTATGTCATGTTCTGCATTATGTTCCCACTCTTGCAGGCATATCAGCACAGTAACGGCATTCATGTTTAATTAATCAGTTCCCAAACTTCTTCGTATTCGGAAATATTCTGGTATTTCTGTTTCACTGACAGAAGTTCATTCCGACAACGCTCTAAAAGTGCTTCGTATTCATCTGGCTGCTTCAAAATAAGCTGTGTTGGCTTATATCCGCTTTTGCCATCTGTCTTGTAAAAGACTCGAATTGCTGTCGGCTTTGACTTGTTATCAATATCCTGTTCCACGATTTTTAACTGGCAAACAATCTGTCTGGCTTCGTGGATTCTGTATTTTTCAGCTGCTATGGAATCATCCCATGTAAAGCACTTATGTAATTCTGTGTTTTCGTCCCTTGCTTTCTCAAGAATCTGCTGTGGTGTAGCAGATTCCATCTGATCGCAAATTTCCATGATTTCATACGCACATTTTGTAGCATCTGCCTTGAAAAAATGTTTTCCCCATGTTGCTGTTAGCATTTTCCCCTCCTGTTTCTGCATAGGTGCCTGTGTATAGCAATGAAAGATGTTCTGTATTGTCTTGTTCTCTGATTTTCCGTTCTTTACAATCATATATTTTGGTATAATGGCAACTTTCATTGCCATGCAACGACACCTATGCTTTTTGACTTTTTATTTAAATTTTTCTCACTCTCAAATCATCGTCCGTCACTCTTAGTACAATCATCTGCTGTTCAGCACTAGGAAGTCTGGTTGCGTTTACGCTCTCGCTGTTGTCAACAAAAATCGGCAAATTCAAACCGTTCAAAGCCTGTAAGCCTCTAAGCAAATCAATGTCACACAAGATTTTGTCAGAATAATTCAAACCATCGAAGTAATTCACTCCATTACAGATCATCTTGCAAGTTTCCACTGGATTTCCCTCAATCGTGTAATCAAGGAAACTGAATTGGAAATGATGGAAAAATGGATTGATTTTCTCTGCCAGTGCCTTATTCTTCTGAATTGAGAAGTTAAGAACGGTGTCAATGTTCTTTTCAATATCAGCTTGAACCTGTCCAAGGCTTTTCAGTTCTTCATTCAGTTCGGATACTCGCTTTTCTTTCTCTGTGACTGCTGCCTGTGCAATCTTAATGTCTGCATCCACATTGGAAATCTGTTTCATAACATTGCTGATCTGCATTCTTAATTCCTGTTTCTTTCCAGGAACATCATCAAATGATTTCAGTTTCTCTTCAAGATCTGCAATTCTCGCTGTAACCGCAAGATATTCTTCATCATTTGACATATCTACAGATTCTGGAAGCTCCGTAAATTTGGACTGTTCTTCCTCGATTTGTTTAGTAAGTTCAGCAACTTCATCCTGCGCCGCACTGATTTCCGACTGTAATTTTTTTATTTCCTCGTTAGTTTTCTTTAATTTTGCAACGGAAGTATTTCCAAGGTCGCAGACATATTTAAGTTTTTCCTGCTTCTCCGATTCAAAAGATTCTTTTACTTTCAACTGTGCTTCAATTCTGGCTTTCTTTTTTTCTTCAAAGGAAGCTCTCAATTCGGCAACCTGTTCTTCTGACAGTTCCTGTCCACAGGTCGGGCAAATAGTTTCTGAATCATTGAATGTTTCAGCTTCAATAGCTTTCAGTCCAGAATCATCCCACTCCATTTCCTTGATTCTCGGATAGTCCTGTCTGGCTCTATCCAAGTCAGCTTTTTCCTGTTGTCCTGCTCTTATGTGGTTATCCAGTTCCATTCCAATAATACGAATGCTTGATTCCTTTTCTGATTTTTTTAACCTAAGTTCGGAAACTGTATCAGAAATGAATTTTTGCCTGGCCCTTAACCATTCATTCGCCTTGCTAACAAGTCCATCCCTGGAGGATTTCAGCCCTCGGATTTCATATGAAAGACTGTCATAGCCTTTTGCTGAATCTTCAAGAATCTGTTCCTGTTCTTCCAGTTTGGAAAGGTCCGCATTAAGCTCCTGTTTTTTGGATTCCAGGGAAGAAGTATCTTCTGCTTCAACAGTCCGATTGGTTTCATATGCAATCTCCGTGTTTTTGGCATCCACCTTTTTCTTTTGTGCATTCAGTTCTTTTCGGAGCTTCTTCAATGTATCTTCTACGGAATGCCCCTTTGTGATTTCTTCCACATGAGCGTACTGTGGATTCTCTTCCATAAACTGAGCAATATCGAAACCAGACATCTTTTCCAGTACCTTCCTGGATTCTGCTGTTGACTTCTGTAATGTATTCAGAAATGGTTTTGGATTACTGCACATCAGAAGTGTTGAAGGCTCTGCTATTGACTGGATGAACTCGGTATAATCCTTTGATTTAGCCGGGAATCCGTCAATTTCATAAGAAGTTTCATTTCCATCGAATACCTCTTCGGACTGTCCTCTTGGTTTTCTCCACTTCTGCTTTGTGATTTTGCGGATCACTTTTTCTTTCCCATCAATCGCAAGTGTAAGCTCCCTTACAACATCAACCTTTGGCACTTCCAATCCATTTTCTTTTCTGCGGATAGAAGTCGGTTCTGTACCATTTGCCATCTTTCCTGTCAGAACATCCAAATATGCGTCCTTTAATGTGGATTTTCCTTCTCTGTTTCTGCCGGAAATCTCTGTTCTTGGAAACAAATCTACAGACTTACTCGGAAACTTTTTGTAATTCTCCAAGTAAATTTTTTTCACTTCCACTTTCATGCTCGATTATCCTCCCTATTGATACCTCATATGCGGTTCTGATCTCTACTTCATCACTAGATAATTTTTTATGATAAATCCGGCTCTGGATTCTTCCGATTATTTTTACGAAATCTCCAACCTTGAAATCATCAGCTTCTCTGGCTTCCTTCCACCATGCTATACATGGGATATAATCTGTTCTTCGTAAGTCATATTCGTTGCAAGCAATCATCAAATCACAGATTTCTTTTCCTATTGGTGTTTTGCGGTAAATAGGCGGCTTGCAAAGATAACCTTCCAGAATGATTTTGTTTTCACCTTCTGCGCTCCCATCACCATCTCCACACCAGATTGTTTCCGCTTTGATTTCAAGAATCAAATGTGACTTTCCACTTTCATGTTTGTTTGAAGAACTGTATCTCCCTTCAACGTAGACGTATTTTCCAATCTTTAAGCCCTCCGTCTGCTTTTCTTCAACAATTACCGGAAGTAAATCTACGTTCCCGCTGGTACGCTTTGCACCAATATAGAATCTTACGAATTTTTCTCCGTCCTTGAAAAACGTTCCTGGCTGAATATCCATTATTACGCCAAATATCTGAACTTCATTCTTATTATTCTTCATCCTCCAATTTCTCCATTTCTTTTACGGAAATCTCATATACTGTTTCCGTTTCTTCCCCATTAACATAAACATCACGGCTCATTAATCTGCCAGATACTTTAATGTAATCATTTCTTTTAACCTCTACCGCCAGATCAGCACCTTTTCCCCATAAAGTACAGCGAATAAAATCCGCTCTTTCTGAATACTCTCTTGGAATTGCTACAAAAAGATTTGAAACTTTTCTGTGCGTTACTGATGTAAGTTTTGCATATGGCTCTTTCGTGCAACTTCTGGCAATAAACTCTGCTTTGTTTATATCGCCATCTGGAACCTGTTCATCTAGGATTTCCACTTCATCAGCTGCGATATAATTAACATTGTGGTGCTTATTTGGATTTTTAGAAGTGTCCATGCTTCTGATTGCTCCTGTTACCACAATTTCTTTTCCGTTGTAATTGCTGTCACGTACAATGGAATCTTCTATGACTATTGGAAACATATCCACTGCACCGCTTCTGCGAATGACTGTCAGCATAAATTTGTAATAGTATCTTCCGTAATGTTCGTGGCTGAACACTATTTCCCCAGCTCTGCCGGATAATCTTACTTTATTTAATCTTTGCATTTACTTTTCCTCCATTTCTAATATAATAGGAAGAAACACCATTGAGAATAAGACTGTTGATACAAAGAACACCCCGATAGCATCAAATGATGTAAACATCCATGTGATTGAGAAGATTACTGTAAACATCCCTATTCCTACAAATATTTCTCCTATTGTCTTTACCACCTCTTTCATTTTGTCCTCACTTTCTTCTGGATGTGGTTACTGCAAGTGCAGTTGCCAGAATAGCGATAATTACATTTCTTGCCATCAGCTTTTCTTCCAGATCGGCAATGATTTCACTGGAAAGTGGCTGATTTTCGCCATTTTTTTGCATAAAAAGTCCTCCTGTTATATTTTTGTTTGTCAAATACAGGAGGTTGTGTTATAATAATCCTGTATTTAACTAACTCGTTCTTAGTTAGATACCGTCCTGGTTGGTGTGTCAGCACCTTCCAGGACAACTTAACCTACTTCTACGAATTTCCCATCTTTCAGCGTATAGAAAGTATCTTCCTTGATATTTTTCCCATCTACTTTTGCGGACTTAACGTCTACAATATGATATTCATTATCAATTTCTTTCCACTCTGCTAAAACAATAAAACATCCAATTTTTCCTTTAGCTTTTGAATCAATTCCTGTAGCTAATGCAATACTTTCTTTTCCTTCTACAATTGCCGCTGACCAATTTCCGGTATTGGTTGCCGCTGACCGATATCCGGTATTGGTTGCCGCTGACTGATATCCGGTATTGGTTGCCGCCGACCGATTTCCGGTATTGGTTGCCGCTGACCAATTTCCGGTATTGGTTGCCGCTGACTGATATCCGGTATTGGTTGCCGCTGACTGATTTCCGGTATTGGTTGCCGCTGACCGATATCCGGTATTGGTTGCCGCCGACCAATTTCCGGTATTGGTTGCCGCTGACTGATATCCGGTATTGGTTGCCGCTGACTGATATCCGGTATTGGTTGCCGCCGACCAATTTCCGGTATTGGTTGCCTTATCGTCTTCCCAATTAACTTGCTCTTTGATGTATTCAACGCCAGCTTTGATAATTCCAGCAATTCCAATTTCTGCTTTCACGGAAATTTTCTTCCCAACTCTCTTGCTATCATCAGATGATTTCTGATTATTCGCTTCAAGCTCCACTTCGCAATATCTGGAATCTGAAGGTGGATAATAATTGAATACATCCATAGGAAATTCGCATGCATGGAATCCATAATTGCAAATGTCTGCTTTTTCTTCCGAATATTCTTTTCCGATTTCATACTGGAAATCTCTGCACTTTAAGTCTTTATCAAAGCCTTTAAAGCATTTCATTCTTTCTTTTCCTCCTTTGATTCTTCTACATCGAGTCCAAGCATTCTAAATGCCATTTTCTTTGTGAAATCATAATCGTTCACGCTATTCGCCCAAGCTTCAAATGCCTTTAATCTTCCAACCAGAAGTGCATATTCCTCGTTTGCGTTTTCTGGAATATAATCTGTGCTCTTAGTTTCTCCCATGATTAGTCCTCCTTATCTTTTGCTCCAAATTTTTTAAGCATTTCTTTCAGATGCGAAATAAACGGAATAATTGCATCTATCTGTTTGGAAGTTTCCTTGATTTCTTTATCAAGTTCTTCCTCGTTCATAAGGCCATACTCAAATGAATGTCTAAGCTGCTCTTTTATTTCTTTCTCTTCTCCACCATTTTTTGCGAACATCTTTTTAATTTCATGGGTGATAACTGCATACTCTGAAAGAATATCAATCCCTTTACCAGAAATATTAACTAATCCGTTTTCAAATTTAATCATTGTTTTTCCTCCCTATTTTCTTTTATTCTCTCCATCTGAATGGTATAATGTGTTCAGAAAGGAGGTATGTTAAAATGTTTCTCAAATTAAAAGTTTCCTGTACTTGTCATTGCGATTACTATATAAGTGAAAGAATAAGTACAGACAAGGTTGTGTGCCCGAATTGCGGAAAGGAACATCCTTATTCTCATAAAATAATTTCAATGCTTCATGCCGCAAATGAGATTGATGATGGCAATGTTCCCGGAGCAGAAACAATAAAAACTTCCGTTATTTCTGAATGGGAAGATGTGACTGAGCGTCAATAACAATCTTCATGTACTCTAAAAAGCCTTTCGCTTCAGTGGCGGACAGACCGCATTCGGCAATTTCGTTTTTTACTTTTTCTACAAGGTCGCTTGCCTTCTGTCCGTTTTTGTGGCGATATAACTGATATATTTTGGAATCATAATCGGATAACCTTTCAGCAACGTAATCATCTGCTAACATTCTTTGTTCACCTCCCCTATTCAATAATTGTAAGATCTTCATCCACCGCAAATGGTTCAGTAACAAATATTCCATCTTCTTTAAAGAGAAGATCAATTTCAACATGTTGCTTATTTGCACACTTCACAACAACTACATTCTCATTTTCTTCTTTGGTATGTGTGAACAAAATATCTGCAATTTCAAAACCTACAAGAGAATGAAAAATTTCTGGATTATCTCCATAAAATTCGTAGCTTTTAATATCTTTCACTGTTTTACCCTCATTTTCTTTCTGAATTAATATCATAATTGCAATCGCGAATCTGCATTTTTGTATTTGTACACGGTTGCCATCCCTTGATGTACTTCACAGCTTCCTCATATCTTAATTTTGGAATGTTGTTTCTTGCGTTTACACCGAAATAAGATTTAACATCTCGATTACATTCTGCGAATACTTTCTTTCCGATTTCTGAGTAGGCATTAGATTTCTTTCCGCCCAACGCTTCAATAACCACTAGCGAAACCAGATCCCCAAGATATTTTTGCTGACCGTAGTCAATTGTCATTGTATTTTCAAGTTTTTCGATTCTTTCCTCATGATCTGCTGTGCCCTGGGCAAGAATCTGAATTTGTTCGGCAACCGTCAATGGTTTTCTGTAGGAACCTGTCTTTCGAATTTCTGGGAGAACTTTACTTGTCACCCAGTCTGTAAACCTTTCGGCAGATTCTTTTCTGCTCTGGAAAATCAATTTATACATATTGGGTTCATTTACAAAGTTAGCATTCTGCTTTCTCCCGATACCATCAATGACCTCATTTGTAATGACCCCATCTGCATTTAACCTTGTCTTTGCCTGGCTCGGATTTGAAATTTCTAATGCTTTGCATATATCAATCATGCAAAACCAAGGTTCATTATCAATAGTTATTGTCCGAATATCTCCGAACTCTGGCGAATTAAAAATCTGTAATTCGTTCATTAGTCTCCTTTCTGTGATATAATCTCCTTTAGGAAGGTGTAATCTCTTTTACATAGAGCACATCTACTGGGTTAAATTTCAAGCAATATTGCTTTCCGTTGTCATCCCATTCCAAACGTATCAGTTGATCTCTAATGTCTGGTTTCACAATATCATCCGGGAACACACACGGAATTTCGATTGTTTCCCCATTTTTAAATTTGATAATTGTCATCTTCTCCTTATAATCTCTCCTTTCTTGTGTTATACTCACTATAAGAGTGGAGGTGATGATTATTGGTATTTAATGGTTTCTGCGATAAGCAGAACAAAAATTATTCCATTGAAGCTTCTCTCATTAATACTGGATCATTGGATGATTTGACGCCTAATTACACAATAGGTCGAATTAAGTGTAATTATGCAAGCAAAACTGGATGTTGTTCAAATCCGAAACAATGTTCCATTTTAAAAGCTTCAAAATAATTCTGTTTGGCTCTCTGAGATATGGGAGCCTATTCTGTTTGAAATTTCAGCATCCTTGGTGAATCTTTAAACTTGATTCCCTCAATTTCCCCGATACCTTTCTGGTTCACCTGCAACATCTGCAAGTCCGTGGATAAATTTAAAGCATTCAGATCAATGGAAAGTATAGGTTCTGAATCTCCAACTCCCTGTTTCAGCTCAAAGCTTCTTACCCCTTCGAGTTTGTGACCGTCCACAAGGATTTCTGTAAATATTCCACATTCGCCATCTACTTGACGAATTTCAATTTTTGATTTTTTCATGCAATTCCTTTCTTAATAAATTTTCAATTCAATTTAATTGAATCTATTGGGCACAAAAATAAAGTCCATAGGAATCCCAGAAAGTTCACTCATTTTTCTAAGTTGTGATAATGTTGGTTCTGTCTTTCCTTTTTCCCAGTTAACAACTGTACTATTGGAAATACCGAACATTTCAGCCCATTCTTTCTGGTTATATCCAGCGTTCACGCGAACTGCTTCTAATGAAATCTTTGGCATTTGCTCATCTCCTTTCTTAACTGATGGTCTTATTGTAATTCATTTTAATTGAATTGTCAACACTAAAATTCAATTATTTTGAATTTATACTTGAATTTTTTATTAGTATGATGTACAATACAATATGTAAGGAGGAGGAACACCATGATGACAGATGAAGAACAGAAAAAAATCTTTTCAAACAATCTCAACAAGTATATTTCATTAAGTGGCAAACAGCAAAAAGAAGTTGCCGAAGCAGTAGGAACTAACCCTTCCACATTTAACATGTGGTGCAAAGGCAATTCAATGCCAGGAACAGGAAAAATCAGAGCATTAGCAGATTATTTCCGAATTGGAATGTCTGATTTAACGGATTTAAAAGAGGAAAAGGAAATTGATGCAGAATATTCAGATGTATCAATGAAAATCGGGCTAACAGATCCACGATTCATGAAAATTATTCTTGAATACGATAAACTGTCGCCCGATAAAAAAGATTTGTTGTGTGATTTCTTTGAAAAGTTTATTTTCTAGGTTCTGAGGGTGGGAATTATCTTCCCGCCCTTTCTTCTTTGTATCCTCTTTTAACAAACCAATAGATAAGATTTAATATCTTTTCACTATGTATCTCTTGTATCATCTCAATAATTTCTTTCTTGTAATCCACGTAAATCCCTCCCAATATTCCAAACATTTGTTCTTATTTATTAAATTATATCATGTTTTTATAACCATATACTGGGATAGAATTGTTTCCGCTTAAATCTTTCCTGGCAAACTGATTTATTCTGATTTTTCTATGAATTATAAGTTTTTTTGTGTAAATATTGTGATTTTTGCTTTTCCAAATCGTAATAATAATAGATAGAAATAAAGGGGCTGGATGCTTGTCTGCGAGGGATTTATAGCGTTCATGAACAACCTGTTTTACCTCTGCTTTTGCAGTTTCGATAGTTTTATTCCTCCCAAAGATAATACTACGATCCAGGCGGAAGTAAACGTATTGAATCAAGAACGCCTGCACGAATATCAGTATAAACACAATTATGATTTTTTTATGTTTCTCCATGAATCCATCCCCTTTACACTATCATCTTAATGTATTACAATAACATTGTATCAAAAAATATACAATCACACAGGAAATGGCGAAATTAGCACCTCTGGTGGCGAATTTTACGTGAAAAGAGATGATTTGAATGAGAATTGCAATATGTGATGATAGCGAAATCCAGATTGATATATTTATGCATCGGATTAATAATTTTCTCAAACGAAATGGTGATATAAAAGCATTGATTACTCCGTATGATAAAGGGCAGCCGCTTATTGATGATGTGGCAGATGGCGAGTGGTATGATATTGTGGTTTTGGATATCGTTTTGAAAGAAGAAAATGGAATTGAAGTCGCAAAGGAATTGAGATTAAATGGCTATAATGGAAATATTATTTTCTGGACAGCCCACAAAGAGTATGTTTTTGAAGCTCTTGATATACTCCCGGTACACTATATCATAAAAGGTTCTGAAAACGGCAGAATGTATAGTGCTTTCAATCATGCTCTGGAACATATCAGCAAAAGCACTCTTATGATAAAAGGAAAAGACTTTATTCATCGGGTGGAGTTTCAAAATATCGAATATATTGAGAGCCGAAACAAATACATCATTATCCACTGCACTTGCGGTATAGTTTATACGGAACGATGTAAACTATCCGATATTGAAGAATTACTGGATTCCAGATTCTTGAGGTGTCACCAGAGCTACATAATAAACATGGACGAGGTAAAAGAAATAAACACTTCGTTCCTTATGTTTTCTGGAAATACTGTGCCTATCAGAAGAAAAGACTTTGCAAAAATAAGAAACGAATTTGAAGAATATACGACATTTAAGTAACTCCCGGGGAAAGCCCCGGGAGTATTATTATTTCAGTAATTCATTGACTTTTTTCTGCACTTCTGCGTAGTTGTAGCCGGCAGCTTCCAGGCGGTCTCGTCTATCTTGTCCATTTCCCCATTCGCCATTGATTACCTCTTTTGCAACCTTGTCTACACTTTTCTTTGCTGTTACGGAATACACCGCTTTTCCATTCCAGTCAAAAACAGAGTAACCAGCTTTGCAAGCCTTTTTCGCATTTTTCAGTGACTTGTACGCCCCGATCTGGCTCTTGGAATCCTTCCAGGTCTTACGGACACGGTAATACTTATCAACCTTTACAGTCGGCTTTGTGGTTGGTACTGTCACGGTTTTGCTGGAAATAAGCTTCTTGAATCTATCCCAGTCACCCTTTCCACGGATAACAGATGGACAATTCTTAGCGCACACATCGTAATGCTGCACTACTCGGCTTGCTGGGATTCCGTATTTCTTCATAAGCTGCTTGCACACATCAACTGTATTCTGGAATGCCTTTTCGTAGTTGTAGCCATCATTCATGCACATTTCAATTCCGATGGAATTATGATTATTTACAGTTCCAAAAAGCTTACCGCCGTAATTTACCCCAACGTGCCAAGCTCCACGATTATACGGCAAGGCTTGGTATGCTGACTTATCGTCAACGAATACATGGGCTGAATAGCCGTGAAAATTGCCGTTATGCTGTGCTGTGGCGTGTGCCTTAGCGTCTGCTGTCTTGGCGATATTATCTGTATTGTGGATGACAATATACCGAGGTGTTTGTCCTGCGTAGCTGTTGTTGTTGCTGATTAATGAGGTATTGATATTCATGTATGTTCTCCTTTCATATATGTGCTTTATTAATTAACTTCATTTCAACATCATCAAAAACATGGAATACAACATGGTTTTAATATGATTTCCAAGGTCTATAGTTATCTCCATTATGTGCTGTAAAGTGACGAACGTTATTATCAATATCCCACACTTCTATAGTAGAATAACCTGAATATGATCTGCAAACAGTTATTAATTGCCTATTACTTGTGCATGGATTTGATAAATTTGGATAGTCTGCTTTCCATGCAGCAAATTTCATTCCAGTACCATCAGTTAATTTGATAAGTATCTGATCCCATGTTGCAGCTGCTGTTAATCCAATTTGAGATAAGGAACTGTAGAATTTAAAATTCGTGTTTAGTGCATTAATCCCTAGCGCCTCTTTCAGCTGCGCTATAGTGATCTTCTGGGTTGTAGAGCCGTTCTCCAATACCACGATATCCGTATCAGATACTTTGGTAGCTGCTGGAAGAGCTGATATTAGTGTACTTGGTATAGATTCAGACATTTTTCATCAATCCTTTCTTGGAATTTTTTCAATTACTTTATTATTCTTTGTCATCAGGTACTTGCCGTCCTTTGTGGCCAGTGCGTATACTTTGTCAATGATTTTCACTGAAAGAACAAAGCTTGCCCCCACATTAACTGGGTTCGGCGTCATCCTCACATCACTGATTAATATGTTTGCCATATCACTTCACCATCACTTCCACTTCTGTGATCAGCTTCTCGTCCAGGATCTCATACATAACCCGAAGCTTATATCTACCTTTTTTCTGTGGTTGAATAACCACATCAAGAATATGTCCTTGTATTACTGCTCCCCCACTGTCTTCAACCTCTTGTGTTCCTTTGCAAATTAATTCATAGGAAGATCTTTCAATTATAAAATCGGTGCCCTTACAGGAACATATTCGCAATTTTATATGTTTCTTTTCCCCGAATTCAAAATCCACATTCACAATTACACCCTCCTATTAACTCTGCATAATACCCGGAATTTTCTAATACTGCCTGATACTGTGGCTCTAACAACTCTTCAAGATACGGACACGGCTCAATATGAACGCACATAGATGATATATCTATAGTAATAATATATCTTGCTATATACGCTATATTTCCAGCTTCATCAACAGCGGACATGTCAACTACATAAGCGCCGTTAAGGCTTTTGGGGATGATGGCTTCCCATCTATCCCCTTGTGCCCTTGCGAATGAGATAATGTTTCCATTGATAGTACCCCTTAATGCTACTACCATGTTTCCACCACCTTTATCAGTCGGTAACCTCTACAGAGATTACAACGGTTTTTTCAGTATCAACCGGGTTCGGTGTTAATGTTACGGACTTGATGACAGGAGCCTTAGTGTCCAGTTTCACAGTTCTGGTTACAGTGGTACTCTTTCCGGCACTATCAGTAGCCACTACGGTGATGGTATTGGTACCCTCAGTAAGAGTAATTACCTTAGACCAGGAGCCATCAGAAGCAACGGTTGCCGCCTCTGCGCTACCACTATTCAGTTTGACAGTAACAGATACTGGGCTGGATGTTGCATCGTTTGTTGTACCACGAACAGTACAGGAAGCCTGGTTGGTAACAAGACCATCTGTCGGTGATGTAACGGAAAGTGCCGGCGGTACGGTATCAATTTTGAATGAAACGCTCTTCTGTGCTGCCGCATTTCCATCATAGTCAGACGCATTTACCTTGATCGTATGACTGCCATCGGCAAGAGCCGTACCAGGGGTATAAGTACATTTATAGCCACCGGAAATAGCAGTCTTAGAAATACTATCCCCTGTGATCTTGCTTCCAGAATCAATGGTAACGCCAATAGTTGACGGATTCACACCGGAATCGTCATCAGTCACAGTCCAGGTGATGCTTGGTTTATTGTTTGTAATCAGTGCACTGGCTGTAGGGTATGTTATTGTTGAAATCGGCGCAACTTTTTCTCTTACCTTTAACTGTAATGAACTTCCTAACGTTGAATGACTAGCATCTGCTGTTTCTTCGTTTCCAGCATCATCAGTAGCTCTGATTGTTACCCCATAATAATGTCCCGATTGATTATAGCTGGATTTACTAGGGGCTGTAATCGTTCCCTCATATCGTCCAGTAGAACTGTTATAGGTTAGACTTGCGGTCTGTCCATTTACTGTAGCTTGTACTGTTTTTACACTCATATTCTCATTCCTTTCGTGAAATATTGTTGATAAGTTCTTTTAATTCCTGTACTTCTGTTGACAAAGCATCCAGTTTTGAATGCAGTTCCTGGTTGTCCGCTTGGAGAGCCAGGATTTTCTCATGGTCATTTTTCAGCATGGCAAACATGCAGGGGATTATAATACGGTAATTCCAGTTTTCAGCTTTGCCTTTTTCATTATGGTCAACGGCTAATGGAAATCTGCGGTCAATGTCCTCAGCTATGAACATCGGCATTTCTTTGCCATAGCGTTCATCTTGTTCGGATAAATATCCGTCTTTGTACTTCGCCCAGATTACCTTGATTCTGTAGAGGTCTTCCAGTTCATCTTCTTTTATGTTTTTTCCGTTTCCTATTGATTTGTAACGAATCGAAGATGCAGCAGCCGCATTAAGAGTTTTCATATCAGATGCAAAAACAACAGCTGCACTTGCACTAGAGTTCCACGGCAGACCACTCATCGTAACGGACTTATGAAAATTAGCAGAATCATAAAAGTCTGATTTAACATTTACTATCATGGAACCTGAGTTTACTGTTTTGCCACTAAAAAACTGAAAAGCTGTTTTTCCATCATCAGAATAACCATAAATATCACTTGTTAAAATGGTCATTGTGCCATTATCGTTAACCAAAAGAGGCGTTTCTAGATTCAGTAATCCTGCTGAATCGGTTACTCCGTACTTAATTCCGTTTGAATCAAAAATAAGGCATTTATAGTTATTTTCATTTACATAATCTTTAAATATGGTTAATCCGTCAGGATCAAGCTTACTAGCCCATCCAGTTTCGCGGTGGTTTAACACCTCTAATATTCCATATCCGTTATTTTTACCACCAAGCTTTAATGTGCCACCCTTGGCGTAAGTGAACGAAATATACAGCTGATTTCCTTCTTTATAGATTCCTTTAATTGCGCCATCATTGGTTAAGAGGTTAAATATTTCTTCATGTGTAAGTGCATCTACATCAATTACAACCGCCATGCTTTGGGAATCTAATGGTTGTGAAAATCCACCCGCCGCGTATAAGGTACATTTTATGGCACTCACATCTCTTGGAATTCCAATTGACCTTCCAGAAGCCGTTGTTATAATTCCTCCCGCTTTAGTTGATAATACCGTATATAAATTATGTGAAACGCTTGTTTCGTCTTTCGCAGAAGAATATACCGTTTTCCAATTTTCCCCATCTACGGATTCTTCGATTTTAAAACGACCTTTATATGCTGTTCGTGTTTCCGCGTTTCCATCGCGATACCAAGCACTCAAAGTAATATAGCTCGGGGCTACACTGCCATTCGCGCGTTGCTTAATAACATATGATGGGCTTTCAAGAAAATATGTTCTACCCGGAAGACCGTTCTTTCCATCGTTTCCCGCATAAATTTTTGAAATGGAAAATCTTTTGGTCACCGTCAAAGCACTAAGATAAGTTGCCCTAACATCTACCCAACCATCATCGGCTGACAGCCCCGTTACCGTATATGTCTTTGCTGAATTGTTCCAGATTCCTGTTATACTATCTGATTTTGTGATTATAAAATTACAATCATCTGTAATATCTTGTGTTCCGTACATTACTACAGCATGTGTAATCACACCGCTTGGAAATGTACCGTAGTTCCCACTAGAATCAACAGAAATGCCCTGGTATTCATTGCTCAGTTGCAATGTCATGTTTTTGGCGAGAGCTGCCGCTTCCTGTGCCTGTTTCGCTGCCGACAATGCGTCCTCAGAATCTTTCAGTGCCTTTGTAACGTCCGTATCTTTCAGCTGTTTCCAATAATATCCATTGCCTTCATTTACAAAGCGGTATGCGTGGCTATCGCCATCGTAGTAAATGTCACCGACATGCTTGCTCATTTCGGTATCGTCCAGCCATTCATTGGCCGGATAATTGCTCAATGTAGGTACTGATGTTCCTGTCCAGGTATTTATATTCCCATCAATCTGCCCCTGCATACTGTTTAACAGTCCATCCAAAGGAGATGCACCAATCCTAATTGAGGATCCATCCATTATTAATTGATGTTTAGTTATATCGGCAGAAAATATAATATTTCCGCTATTATCACGAACCACCAAGGCTCCCGCCTTAATCCAGTCAGCATTAACACCTGTAGCGGTAAGGATTCTGGCAATTACATCACCATCGACCGTCATACCGCCATTCCAATGTTGTCCACCATCTGTAGATACCGCCCATGCTTCTGCGGTCATTTTCCATACAATGTCAGAATCGGATAGCTGTGGTTTGTTGTGAAGATAATAGATATTGCTTCCGTCCGGCTGTGTTTCCACTGTCGTGTATGTTCCAGAAGATTCCGCAAGGCGTTGTGATAATTCTTCCAGCGCTTTTTCCCTAGAAGTACGCTCATCTCTTAAGCTTTTTCTATATTCAGATTGTGCCTGTTGATTAAGGGTATATTGCTTCTGTTTGTTTCTTGAAACACTCTTCGCACTGCATTCTAATTGTTCAAAAGTTCCCGGGTTCAATGTAAGAGAAGTTAAATAACTCTTATGTTCTTCCCCATTCCTATCAGTGATTGTAATAGCATCCCCTGCTTCCAAAGCAATATCGGTTAGCGCGCTGGTTGTAAAAGGACGAAATTTTAATCCAACACATCTTTCAGCAATTATTGAGCAAATCGTTTGTCCAGTCCCCGGTTGTATTAGCTTATTTTCGCTAATATCTATGATGTACCCCTCATCCCCTGATTGATATGTTTTAGCGTTACTTTCAGATGAATTGCTTGAATACTCCGTTACTTTTACTCCTGTTATTTCAAGATCGTATAACCAAGGGGTAAATCCACTTGTATCTTTGGAGGTAATATTAGCTGGAATATTAGATTCTTTTTCATACCATCCGATACACAATCTGCCGTATGCATCTGTTTTCGCCCACTGACAGCCCATCTGTGCTATCCATGCAATTACCTGTCTGAAGGTAATACTGCCATCATCTGGTCGATTCTGAATTACGAAATCATCATTATCAAACCTTGTAGATTGTAATGTAACGCCGCAGACCTCGCAAGCATCCTGTATGATCTGTAATCTAGTTGCCGGATAGGACATCTTACTTTCTGAATAATCACGATCAAACAATCGCATGGAATCTTCGCAAGTTAGGCTAATAATAGCGGTGTTCTGATATGGCGCATCTGTTACTGTCATGGTACAGATACGGATTTTTTCAATGCCAGTAGATAATTCAAGCCCAATATAGCAAACAACTCTCGCTCCGTCCCAGATGTAATCTGTGTACTTGCCAGAAAAGTTGTTGATCTGCAATGTCAGCTTATTTACGATAGCTGCGCCGATATCAAAAGAACCACTTTGCGATACTGCATCCTCAAACTTGAAGCCATTAGACCATAAATCTTTGTCGGCAATGGATAATGTGCTTCCGTCTGTGAAGGTAAAATCTGCATATTTCAGATAGTTGCGGTTCCCACTATTCTGTTGTTCTTTAAATTCCGTTGATAAATTTCGCATATCTTACCTCTCGATAAAATCAAAACTAAGTCCTTCCATGCGCTCATTGCCTATCCACCAACACTTAAAAGGGGATTCCCTGTCACCAACATAAAATGTTCTGGTTTCGTGCTTGTTTGCAGATAGCAAGTCTGGATATGTGACCTGTATGTACTCTGGATTTACTGCCTGTATAATTTTGCAAGCAGTGTCCCAGTCTGGGCCATTCCAACCTACAGACAGCTTTCGCTTCTGTCCAACTCTGTTTTTATGCATGGTTGTATCGTCTGTTCTGCCGGATTCTGACGCCGATATATCCTGTAATCCCCATGTAAAAGAAGAAGGACAGGGTAACGCTACCCCATCCACTTTTAAAAATACTTCTGCCATATATTCACCTACCTAAATAATTAACTTTTTATTTTCAGTTAGATATGTGATTTCTGCAAATCGTTCAATCCTCTGTTTGCAATCTTTGTAAATTTCTTTATAGTGCATTCCCATTGACATATCAATTCTAATAGTTTGTAGAATAATGCTTTCAATCAGTGTTAAATTATTTAAATCAAAAACTGACAATTCATCTCGTTTTCCGCCTATAATGCTTTTAGCTAATCTCGTATAAACCAAATATAGTTTATCTGAATTTTTGCTTCCTTGTTCTCTTGCATAACTAACCAATAGCTTAATTACATCCGTTTCTTTCAATCTATTTGTTTTATTATCTATCCTGGTAGCATTCCATTGCTTAGATTGTTTTTCCAATAAAAACTTTCTCATGGAGTAGAATTGCCTAACCAGCTCTTTTTTAAATTTAACAACAACTTTTGAATTTCTTAAAAGAGTAATTATAAAAGTAGCTTGTTCTTCATTGAGAAAATATATTTTTTCATGTGTTGCGCCCCTATAATGTTCATGTTTTAGCACTCTAATTTCAAATCGGAGTGCTCCAAATTCTTCAATATCATTAGAATACTTAGAAATAATCGCCTGCACAGCTGAATGCTTATTTCCAGTTCCTTCTGCAATTACTTTGCTATTTGTAAAAACCTCATCATTTCTCAGCTCAACCAATTCGTACATACTTTTCCACCTTTCTTACGCTACTATTTTTTAGGCTGTGGAAAAAGGACAACGCAAAAATGCGCCCTCCTTTTTTTGGCAACAAAAAAGCGCCTACCCCGAAAGGTAAACGCTTTAAAATTTTCTTATTATGATTTTATATCATAACATACTGTGAAAGTATCATTCAGTATACTATGGTATCATTCTACAATTCCTCCCAACGCTCTAATCAACTTCTGTTTGCGGTTATACTTCAAAATCTCGGAAATCTGCCCCATCATATCATCCATTGTCATGTTGCTCTTCATGCTGTTGCAACGCTTACACGCAAGTTGCAGATTCTTAATATCATTGGTGCCGCCACGGGACAACGGCGTAATGTGGTCGATTGTCATTTTCTTGAATTTGACAGGCTTACCGCATATCGCACATTTTCCGTTGCACTTGGCGTACACACTCTTTTTCTGAAAGTCATTGAACTGGATTCTGTTTGCCATACGATCACGCTTTCCCGATTAACTGTTTGGTAAAGAGATACATTCCCTTTAATTTTGACAGGTCTTTCAAATTGATAAGATTTTCAATGATTCTCTGTCTGTACATATACTCGTCCAGAAGCACTAAGCACTCGTTGTTATCTGCGTTCAGTTCGTCGATTGTTTTCTGTAATTCAGCCTTTGTCATTTTATTTTCCTCCTGTGTATCCCTGTAAAAATCTAATTATGCGATTTCTACTCTATATGCAATCATCATTTCTTTAATCACGCTAACGTAAATATCTTTCAGCCGCTTATTCTGCATAATCACGGACAGTTTGTTAATCTGGTTAGTCTGTGCCTTGGTGCATCCTCTTTCCTCGGCTCTGGAAATCGCATTTCTAAGCTGTTGATCTAATCGGCAACCAGCTCTGTCTGATAATCTGCGGTAGCTTTCGTTTCTGGCGGCGGCATATTTATTTCCGAATGAGTAAGAAAAATCATCGCTTTCAGCAATCTTTGAAATACATCTGTTTACCCACTTCTCTGTTCCAACATCGGAATCTGTTCCCTTAAAGGTATCAATGATGGTTTTCATGTTCTTCTCTTGTTGGTCGGCACGTTCCGCAAGTTTCTTCTGTTCCAGTTCGGTTTTGGCTACCTGTTGAAAAATCTGATTAAACATTTGCAGTTCCGGGGACAATTTAGAATAATCAATTACTTGTTGTTTTACCTTTTCTTCAAGTCTAGTAAAATATTCTCTAGCTTCTTCTGCTTTTTCGCTATTTCCTTTCACTGATAACTTCTTTGCAAAATGAGCAGTAAGTTTGTAGTCCTTAGTAGCCTGCCCTCCCCATTCGTCATTAATGACGAATGCCCAATAATCAACGTTTTCCTCTGCAAATTCATTTCCTGTAATGTTGCTCTTGCACCATCTTGAATAATTGCTAGAATCCAATTCTAAAAAGGCATATAACTTTCTGGCAGTAGTCATTCCCTCTTCATCAATGCCAAGTGCGATTTCGATAGGTGTCTGGCTTGCTGTGTTAATTGTGATTTCGTTCATATAGAAAATCCTCCTGTTGTTAAAAAATCTATTTGCAAACAGGGGATATACAGTGTTATAATTTGCATATCCCCTGTAGGGGGTGTTGTATAAGGGACTGTTTCTTTCCTAGGGAGCCAGTTCCTTATTTTTCGCCTATTTCATCTTCTATTAGACCGATTCCTTTCATAATGGTGTCCGTTCTTGAAATTCCAAGTTCTTCTGCACATTTGTCTATGCGTCCTTTTTCTTCTTTTGTAAGACGAATATTGAGCTTTTCCTTTCTTGATTCACCATTTACAGGTGGCCTACCTGTTCTTGGGGACATTTTGTTCACCTCCTTATTTTGTCCTTGCATAATTCATTATAATTTATGGGCGTACAAAAGTCAAGAGTATTTTTCATTTTTTTGTGAAAAACTGTCTTCCACAAAATAATGGAGCCGAAATTTCGGCGGCTTATTCACTGTCGAATTTTCGACAGTGTGCGTCTCGTCTTTTAGGAAGAGTCGCAGTTAGCCGAAGTAAAATTGACTTTGGTGATTGAAGTATCCACTTTTCCGCATGAATGCGGAGTCACTAGCCATTGTGGCGAACCTAGGACAAATTGTCCGAAATGCTAACCGTCATCAAATTGATGATAGTTCAAAATATCAATCATAGAAATAGGGTGCATCAAATTAGAAGCACCCCTATTAAAAATAAAAGGTGTCGAAATTTCTACGCCTTTTCGCCATGTATGGCTAAAACCTATATAATCCGCTCAAATTTGTGCACCTTGTAAGCATATATAGTCTGCCATAAAGACGAAATATCAATTTTTCTGTTCGTTCCTCCTAGTGAAGAACCATACTCTTCAATTTTAATGGGCAGTTTTTTTACTGACGATTCGTCATTTTGATGAATCGTTATTTTTTTCAAATTTCCTATTCCACTATTCATTTTGGAGTGGTAAAATACAGATATCATACTGATTTAGGGAGGAAAACGCATATGAAAAAATCCAAAAAGTTACTGGCAATTTTTACCATTATGTTACTGATTGTCTGTATGGCAGTTCCAGTATCGGCGGCTGGTAAAATCAACAAGAAAAAAGCCACTTTGAAAGTCGGTCAAACATTACAATTAAAAGTAACTGGAACAAAAGGAAAAGTAAAATGGACAAGTAGCAAAAAATCTGTTGCTACGGTATCTTCTAAAGGACGTGTAAAAGCGAAAAAGAAAGGTTCCGCTACAATTACCGCAAAGATTGGTAAAAAGAAATATACCTGTAAAGTTACTGTGAAAAAGGCTTCTAATGGCAATGGCGGTTTTGGTGGAAATCCAAATGCTAACAGCAGTGGTAAAAAGAATGTTGTTAGTTATCATGCAGAATCTACGCCGTATGGAGCTGTGGCAATTCTGGAAAACCATTATGACCATGCAGTTGATCTGACCGTTGAATTTATCTATTATCTGAATGGAACAATGGTCGGAGTTGATAAGGATTATAATTTTGCGTTTGCAGCACATTCAAAATGTGCACTTCAAGGCTGGAATTCTGATAAAACGTGGGATTCTTTTAAAATCAATTTGAATATTAAGAAAGCATCTTCAAGTGTTATAACAAATAACTCGGGAATTCATTATTCAGCCAATTTTGGAAATAGAAATGTAGTGGTAAAAGTAGATAACAATGGACGGAAAAATGCGTTTACCACTATTGCAATTGTATTTTATAAAAATGGTAGGATAGTGGGGTATGATGATCGTAATGCTGATGTAAAAAATCCAGGATCGACAGCTTATCTCGAATTTGATTTTCCATTTGATAGGAATTTCGAGGATATCATACCAGATAAATTTGAAGTATATGTAAATGATTCGTATACATATAGCTGGATGAATTAATATAAAAGGCTAGGGAGAAATCCCTAGCCCTAATCTTATCAGTTAATGTATTCAACATCTATGCTTGGCAATGTTACTTGTTTCCCAAGAAGTGTTGTAGAATTTAATGTTCCGCTACAAGTTCCGTATACGGTTATCCAATCTCCTTCTAGGTAATGTGTTTCGCCATCCTCATAGCTATATGAACAATCCCATTTATTACCGTTTCCGTCAACAATATACAACGTATATCCACCGAATATTCCTTCTAATGACTGATCTATTGTTCCAGAGACAATACAATGTTTTTTATCGTAACTGTCAGGATTTCTCAATATATCATTATAGTCCAATGTTTGGCAAAGTGCCTTGTATTCGTCCTCTGAAACTTCTTTTGAATTAGCAACTTCTTCTGTCACTACAAAATACTGTGATAAACTATCATCTGAAGCATCCTTTTTATAGCTTTTAGCTTCATCACCTTTTGCAAATACCATACAATTCTCTAAATTTATGGAATCTCCCATAAATCCCCATGAATCTACATTTGATACTGTTCCAAGAATAGCAACCACATCATCATCTTTAAGACCGCTTTCATATTTTGCATACAATTTACTATCAGATACATTAAAATTACTCATCATGTATTTATCACCAATAGTAACTTGCACCTTATTGTCTTTAATCTCACTTATTGTTGCTACAGTATAAATTTTAGCTCCGCTCATATTGACTGCATATTTATATAAATCGCTGTCAGTGATATAAGAATATTCACCAGAATTAAATGTTTGTAATTCATCATCAAAAGTAATTGGAGCCACATTCTGTTTTTTCTCTTCTACTGTAGGAGTTGCTTTTCTTTCGTAACTATTGGATTTTTCTGTCTGTGTTTTGGATGTATCTGCTGTTTTCTCTGTTTTAGATGAATACCAGCCAATTAGAATAAACACAAGGCAGATAAAACCAAAATAGTTTGCGCATCCCCCTTTTTTCTTTTTCTTGGTAGCTGTCGGCTGTGTTGTGTACTGTGGTTTTGGTGCAGAATATGTTTTAGGTTTTTCGATATTCTCAATAGTTGTTCTGGTCTTGTTTGCTTCGCCCCTGTCGCAATTATCCATTACACTCTTGTCTAGCATATACCATTCAACAACATACTGTTTTTTGAAATACCGCTCCGCAATCTCTGTTGTAAATTCTTTTGCCTGTTCATATGCGGAAGAGCCTGTTGATAAGCAAATTTTGAAAGGCTTTGCGTATTTCGGAATTGAAAAAGCAACTTTCAACTGTACTCTCCCTAAATCGTCTGGTTCTTCCTTGTCATAATTCAATACAAAATCCATAGGATTTGCTTCAAGTAACAAATTTCCTTTGTAGTAAACCTCAATATTCGCTTTTGAAGCCTTGATTCTCATGGAATCTAACATCTCAATGTCGTATTCCTTTTGCTTCTGTGGCGGTTCCTGTGTTACATTTCCCTGTGTTATCGGGAATCCACAGTTCGGGCAACTTGCCGCTTTATCACTTATTTCCTTGCCGCATTCTGGACATTTAATCAGTGCCATAAATATCCCCCTCCTTAGTATGATACCCATATTGTACCACCTTGGGACGTATTCCGAAAGCCCTATTTCGCTTTTCTATCAATTTCCGCAGTTACAGCAAACAAAAGAGCTTCGGCAAATTTCGCGCCGACCGAATCAGCGTATTTATCGTGAATCCGGCTTGCTTCCATGGTGAGATTTTCCCACTTAGGAATATCGTCCTTTGAGATAAATGCATACTTCTTGTGGAGATTCCATATTTCTTGCCAGATGGAAAAGTAAGTCTGTTTAAAGTCCATCAGTGTAAAGCACTCCATGATATTTTTCAAGCCTATATTTCTGCTTGATATTTGGATATTTTTCGTGATCCACTTCACTGTAAAACATATTTTTTGGTCTGGCAAATAATTGCTTGTCACCATACAAGGCTCTATATATCACCAGATCTTCTCCTGTTTCCGTATGTTGAGCGAATCCAACAATCTTATACAAATACTCGTTGTTGTGCGGCTCCTTGATGGTTTCTCGTTTGAAGTGCTGCACAATATCTCCTGGTTCAAATAATGGTCTGTTCATTTTCATTGTTACCTTTCTCCACAATTAATTAATTTCTTTGCTCGAATTTCAATTTTCTTGGCTTGTTCCTATGTTTTATCGGGTGATAGGTTTTGAAACGAATTTGATTATTTTATCGCAGTAATTCTTTGTCAATAATCTGGAAGTTTGCCCTGTGGATATAAAGAGCTTTTCCGTCAATCATTAACTTTGTCATTTTAGGTAGATCGTCCGGGATTTTCCAGAACACCTCGTCACCAGAATATGCGGCTATCGGCTGTCCAAGTTGGGATTTAATTACTACAACCCTAGATTTTCCGAAATAATTTTTATAATAATTTAGAATCCCGGCTATGTATGCGTTCTCTGAAATCTTCCCGGTTGAATGACTGGTAATATCTTCCTGGGTAAAATCAACCTCCGGCTCCAATCCTTTTTGCTCAAAAATACAAGTATCACCACAGCTTTCAATTTCTTTACCGTCAATCAGAATTGTAATAACGGAAGATACGTCATAGCTGGTTGTTTCGTTACCCTCGCTATCGTAGCCCTTAGATTTCGTTTTATTCCCGGAAATATTAATCTTGTCCCCAGTGGTGGTCATAACCTTTTTGCCGTAGTTATCGTAGGTATAGATTGTGTAGCTGTTTCCAGAAAGATTTCCTTTCACGTCATTCATGTAATCGTCATTCGCTGCACAGCCTGTTAGCCCTGTGATAATGCAAATAAAGGTAATTATCGCCAGTAGTGTTTTGATTCTTTTCATGGTTTTTGTCCTCCCTCATATGTCTCATAATCAATCGTCCCCAGATCACCGTACACATCTGGGTAATAGATTCCAACCCAAAAGTTATCTTCCATTGCTTTGTAGTAAGTTACTTTTACATTCCATCTCTGTACCTCGTCAATAATTTCTTTGTTAAGAAGTCCGAATTGATCTCGGCAAGCTTCACTTTCCAGTTTGTAAGTCAATGCTTTGTATTTCTCGGCATTTGCCTGTCTGGTGGCGGTAACCGTAGTCTGGCTTATTGCTAAAAGCAATCCAGCGATCAAAAGATATACCGCACCGATAAAAGCCACTGCTACGCCCAAAACAAGCACGGTTGCGCTCACATTCGAATACTCATATTCGTAGCTTAAAGATTCTCCTATTCTATTTGCAATCAGAATAACAACGCCGACTGCAAAAATGATTATTGATAGCCAAAATATCATAGTGTGTCCTCCCTGTCCTCAATTTTCATTAACAAATTTTTCCGTATGTAGCCAGACATGAAATGCGAATAATGGTGATCCGTGTACTCACTAAATGAAGTGCCAAAGTATTCATCAATCACTTTCATATATGTTTCAATCTCAACATTCTGGAAGTAATCTGGATTTGGCCCGAATCCAAACTTGTCCAGGATATTATCCAAAGCGTCTTGATTGATTTTTGTGTGTGGTTTTCTGGTTCGTTCTTCGTACCTCTTGAAGAAATACTTCGATACTACCAGGAAGCGGTTGGTTGTATATGGGCTTGTCGTATATCCCAATTCTTCAAGCCGTACTGAAACCTGGTTCTTGAATGCAGACCAGTTAAAAGATTTACGGTCTATTGGAATATACTGGATGTTATCCTCAGTCAACATATTTTTGATATGTTGAGAATTGAACCACTCGTTAGAGTGGTATGCATTTTTCTTTTCTTCTTTTAACTCCGTAGGAGATGTAGTATCTGGTATAGTAGTTTCTGAATGATAATCTTTGAAAGTATTCTCTGGTAATGCTTCCCCCGAACTGTCTTTGTGCATTTCGTCATTTTGTCTATGCCTTTCGTCATTCTGTCCAGATGCACATTGGCTATTTGTCTTTGGGTTCTCCTTTACTATACCATTTAATATATTTTCAAGAACATCTTCATTGATGGAATACCATTTTGTACGGTCTCTTTGGTCTTTATTATAATTTCCAGTGATAACAATTCCGGAAGAAATTAAACTTTTAAAAGCTCTTTCTATAGTTTTTGTAGACCACCATGGGAAATTATTCTTTTGCCATTCTTCCATCGTGTTAAAAGTCCAATATCTTCCATCATAATAATTTCTTTGCAATTTTTCATTTATTTCAAGCCAGTAATAAATTTGGCGTAAAACAATGGCTTCATTTAGCCCTAATTTTACTGCTAAATCTGGTTTGATGATAACGCTTTCTTTGCTGGATAAAAAAAGATCTGATAATTTACCTTTCATATTAGATAACCTCCTTGTTGGTCGTAGGCACTCTCCGTATTGTGCCAGAATCCTTGATTTATAAAAACAGTGGACAGGCGTATCAAGGTTTACGCTTTTCGGCGGCCAACCTAGCCCACTGGTTTTACCGAATTAATTAATCAAACATTTTGAATGTTTCTTTGCAAAATTCCTCATAGTCGGTATTCCCGACCAGTGGCATTTTATTTCTCAGCTTTTCCATGGCTTTAAAAAACTTGACTTGATCTTTGTTCCAGATTTTACAGGAAACAAGAAGATACTTCTCTTCTGTATGTCCATATTCTTTTCCAAAATTTACCCGAATTTTCTCATTCTTAAAAAGTTGGTCTGCCAGATACTCTTCTGTATCTGCGAAAATGTATTCGCTACGGAATAAATGCTTTTGGATTAAGATGTAATTTTTATATGACATGATATTCCTCCCTGTGAAAAGGTTCGATTTAAAATCGAACCTTTCCAGACCTCATTTTAAATGCGGGCTGTCTAAAAATTCAAAATTATGCCGCAATTTTATTAATTCCTTTATTCAGAATAAATTCTTTTATTTCGTTATATCCCCAGCCATATCCGACTAATGCGCTCACAAGCATTTCTGCATTCTGGATTTTCACCAAATCTTCTTCTGAAAAATAATCTCTCATACTTTCTTTTTTTGTGATTCCGAATTCCTCTCTTAGTTGCTTGGTGTTTTTACCAAATATGGACTTGTAAATAACGTCCGTATATGTAGAATAGGCATGTCCGTGCATTCTTTCATTTTCAGAAGATTGCTGGATTGCCTTTGTCAATGCCTGTCTTACTGCTATTCCTTTAGCTCGTTCAAGTTCTGCTGCACGCTGCTTTTTAAAAGCAATTTTTAAGGATTGTTCGCAACCAATAAAATAGTTTCTTGCTTGTTCTCCTCTTTCAGATTTTGATAGCATTGAAAGTTTTTTGGCGAAATGGGCAGTTATCTTATAATCAACAGTTTTATTACCCTCGACATAAATGTCGAACCCCCAATAGTCTTCATTTTCTACCGCAAATGAATTGTCGATAATATTTGTTTTCGCCCATCTTGAAAATTGTCCCTGTGCAAGTCCTAAAAATGAATATAGTTTTCTTGCAGTAGTCATGCCTTCTTCGTCAATCCCAAGTGCAATCTCAATAGGTGTCTGTTCACTTGTTATCAAAACTTCATTTTCCATTCTCCATTCCTCCTTATATTGATGGATAAAATAAAAAGAGCCGCCAAGTAAGATAAAAATTCCTCAAAATCGAGAAATATTAATTTCTTCTTAGCGGCTCAAAAATCAAGACCGTGTGTACTTCTTCATTAAAAAATTATACCACACAATCAGTCAAAAATCAATATGCCGGGGACGGTTTGAAACGGCTATCGGTGTCATTCTGGGCTTTTGTTACGGCTTTCGCAATCTCGCTTCCGTCCAGAATAATGCTATTCATAATGTACTGCGGATTCTTGTTTCCGCTGTTCATACTCATTGCCATTGCAACTCCCTGGGCTACTGCTTTTGCCATTTCTTCTTTTGTAAGTCCCATGCTTCCGTCCGAACTGGAAACAATGCTGTCTGCAATCTTCTTCATGGTTCGTGGGTTTTCCAACGGAAGAACAGCTTCGGAACCGGCTTCACCGATGCCAATTACCTGTGCACCATTGAAAAGACCACCTTTGGCGTACCATTCCACATTTGAGTTCCACCTCCATTTATGAGTATTTCCCTCTTGCCAGTTTGTATAATTCATTTGCAAATGTGGCGTTTTTATATCAACAGATTCTATTCCACGTTTAAAATCATTCATCGCATTTAGCCCAACAGAATAGAGTCCCGAAAAATTTCCATTAATAGTTTTTCTGATTGAAGAAAAAACTCTTGCAACAGACGACATATTATTTTCGGCATAAGTAAGCATTTTTCCAGTTTCCGTGTCAACTTTACCAGAAGCCTTTTCCCAAATCTGGTTTGTATTAATAAGAACAGAAGACCAATAGCTTTGAATGGTTGTCATAACCTTACCCATTACATCTTTGGTATCGGTGTCCATGGTTCCGAGGGCTGTCGATACAGCACTTGCAGAATTTCCCCAATTGGTTTTAGAGTTGGTTTCAACATCATCATTCGTGTTCTTTATCTTCGACCAAATGGAAGGCATTGTGCTTTCTGTGCTTTTTTTCATTCCAGCCATTGCCGTGCTTACTGCAGTATTGGCGAGACCAAAGCCAGTTTTTGTCTTAGATGATACGGATTCGGATGCTGTTGCAACTGATTTGCTCATTGTTGATGAAGCTTTCGGAACATCTTCTGAAAAAGCTTTTATAACTTTTCTTGTGTCAATTCCCATCTCTGCCATTTTATCCATCAATGCTTGGAATGCAGCTCTAGCTGTTGCACCAGATGATTCTTGCTGTTGAAGGACAGTACTTAATTCATCAAACTGCGTTGGAGTGATTACTGCTTGATCTGAAAGTCTTTCCAGTGCAGATTTTGCATTGTCAAATTCTGTCCCCATCGTACCGATATATTCATTAATATTGCTTACATGAGAATTTGTGGCGGTATCGGATTCCTCCATTGCTTGTTTTAATGCTTGCTTAAATGTATCAGAAGAAATTCCAAGATTTTCAAGTGATGTTTCTACGGTTTGGAGCTGTTCATCAAAATCAAATGCATTGTCTTTCACATTTTTTAAATCACCGCCAAGTCCGATAAGTTTATCGCCAGAGATTCCAGTTTGGTCTTCGATGATTTTCAATGCTTTTCTAACAACTTCAAAATCGTTGAATGCGTCAGCTGTGGAATCTTTAAAGTCCATAGCTTTTTTTACCTGTCCAAGACCTTCCACGACAAATGCAGTCGCACCCAAATTGGTTGCGTATCCCCAAAATCCTTGGAATTGTCCGCCAGCTGTTTGTGCAACATCACCGAGATTTTTTATCTTTTCTGCAAGTGTAGTAAACCCGCCATTTCCCGCTGTTTCCGCTGCTCCACCAATATCACCGATGATAGTAGGAAGAGAAGATGCGGTATCAAGTGGGAAATTTAAAAGTTTTGAAGCTAATGAACCGATTCCACTTGCAAAGGAAAAGATTTTGGTGGCAATATCCTTGGCTATTTTGATTGCAAACAATGTTCCGAATGCAGCACCAACTTGTTTTATAAATTCTGGATCAACTCCACTTAATTTTTCAGCCAGCCAATTAATAGCATTTGCAATACCATTAATTAAGTCCGCTCCGATATTAATTATTCCTTCAAGTCCGGTAATCAACGCATCTGCAAATCCCTCTGCAAATGGTTGGAATGCAGACCATAAATTTCCAAGAGCAGTTCCAATAGCATTCCAATCAACCTTATCAATAAAATTCTGTATTGAGGTTTTTACACGGTCAATGCTACTCCAAATCCACTCCCAGTCAACATCAATAACTCCGAAATTATCAAGTGCAAGTACGATTCCACCGATGCCAAGTGCCATTGCTGCATAAGGATGTTTTGCCAATAAAGCAAGTCCTTTTCCTAATGGGCTGTCTTTTCCAATGATTCCACCAATAAAGGTTAGTCCTTTGAATCCAAGAATTGCAATGGAGATTTGTCCAAGTCCCTTTCCAATTGCTTGTGCGGTTTCTGGGCTGATATTCTTTATTGCATCGGCAATTGAGTTCAAGCCTCCAGGAAGTGTTGTATTGATGAAATTTTCTCCAACATCAAGTAAATCTTTGAAGAAGTCAATAATTCCCTGTCCAACATTTTGTGCAAATGGTGCAAGTGCATCCCAGAAGTTCTTCAATGCCGAATTAAGTTCATCCCAGTGAATGTTGTTTCCAAAATTTGTTAATGCGTCAACAAGTTCCGGAATTGCACTATTCATTGTCCATGTACCTACCGGCACTAAGAATTTCTCATAGAAATCCATGAGACCAGTCCAAACAAATTTTGTTGGCTTTTGAAGCATTGTAAAGAAACTGGAAAGTGAGCTATTCAGTTTACCCCAATTGATTTTATTTAGTAAATCATTTGTAATATTAAAGAATCGGGGGAGCCCGGAATTGTCAGATAACATCCATAATCCAATTGGTTTCAGATAATTATTCCACAAATCTTTCAGAGCTGTAATAGAGAAGTTTCCAAGCTTGCTAAGACCTTCACCGTACAGTTTCTTGATTGATTCTGTAGTTGGTTTAGCTGCTTTACGAATTTTCTTAAATACAGCTACAATCTGATCAGCGGTATCATTTGCCTTATTATTCATTTCTTCAAAAGCTTTATCCCATGCAGCTTGATACTCTGACAGGGCTTTATCTAATGCAGCATCCAATTCTGGAAGGTGTGCACTCCCACCGCCTCCACTTCCGGAAGAACCGGAAGAATTGCTAACTTTTGCATCATTTAATTGATTTAATTCATCAAATGAAAGCACAGAAAGAGTTTTTTGTAATTTCTTCGCATTGTCATTTGTTTTGTCAAGCCCGGAAGCTGCATCTTCTGTACTATCTGCAATACTTCCCATATCAACTGCGGCACTTCCTGTTGAGGCAACATAGTCGGACATTTTGATGCCTAAAAGTCTTCCAATCCACGAAAAAGCTCTCTGAATTGCAATAACAAAGGCGTTCATATATGGAAGAATCTTTGAGATAATTGGAATGAATAATGAACCGATAGTTCTTGAAAGTGCCGAAAAATTAGATTGCAGTAATCTTAATTGGTTTGCCGGCTGATTTATCGTATTAGCCAGGTCACCCCATGCATACTTTGAACTATTCAAGATTGTTATAGTTCTCAGAATAGCCTTGTCCGATTGACTTAAACTTGATACAGTAGCGTCAATTCCAAGATTATAAAGTTCCTGTTGTAAATTTGCCACACGGATATTAATGCCGTACTTGTCAAGAGCCCGGCTCATTCCGGCTATTCCGGATGCCATATCATTCCATACATCGTTGAACTCAAGGTTCTTTACAGAAGCAAGGTCTGCCCCGATTTCTGTTAAAGCTTGTGAAACCTTAGTTGATGCATCTGCTGTTGCCCCCATAGATGATGCCATCTGAGCATAGGTAGCTTGATAATTCATCGTTTGGTTCGGATCAAGTCCGAGGCTCGTGCCTTTTGTTCTAGTCAGATCACCTGCATCTGATACTTCAAATCCAGTCATTTTTTTTGTCAGTTCTTTTGCACGTTTTTCAAAAGAACCCACATATTCCTCTGCGGATTTTACTCCTGCATTCTGCCACTTGCTCACGTCCAATCCGTCTGTAACTTGTTCGAATGCAGAATTGAAATAGTTCAATGTTTCAACATAATCAGATGCAGACTTCACAGAACTCCAAAGCGCTTTAACTCCTCTTGTCACAGTAAAGAATTTTGCATATAATCCGGCAAGCTGTGAAGTCAATGAACCTGTCTTTCTTGTGGTTACAGTTGCAGTATTTCCAAAATTAGCTAATGCAGAGCTTGCAGAGCCAATCATGGAAGATAATTTTCTTCCGGCATTTCCAATCCCATTTGTGGCATTTGATAATCTCGAAAATGAATTCGTAATAGAATTTGTGGCTTTATTTATTTTTCCACTTGCAGTAGCTAACTGTGCCAAAGCTTCTGTCATTCTTAATGTATTTTCACTGATTTTTGGTGCAGTTTTCATTACATTGAAGAAAGACAACACTTCCTTTGCCAATGTTCCAAGCTGTCCAGAAGATTGAGAAATTTTACCACCAGCACTTGCCAATTGCGCAATTGATTGAATAAACCTATTTACAGAATCTGAAATTCCATCAACGCCAATAAAACTTTCTGTGATAAATTTCAAGCTACTTCCCAATGCAGGTAATTCAGCGGATACATTTGCAATAAATTCACCAGAATTTGCTAATCTAGCCATTGAATTAACAAAACGATTAACACTTGCAGATACATCCGGTATTGCCGATAATCCAGATAACTGAGTGATTATCTCGCCAAGTTTCATAGAATTAAAATTACTAATATCTACCTGGCTAAATCTGCTAATGGAATTAATGATTGCGTTCAAACCGGAAGCTTTATAATTAACAGTTCCCATGGCTCTTAAAGAATCTGAAAACTGTTTCATTCCATCGGCAGTACTTGTCATTTGTCCTGCATCAATTTCTTTAAGTTTTCCGGTAACTGCATCTTTAATTCCTGTAGTGTCTACATCAAGAGTGACTTTTACCGCGTTGTATTTCAGTTCGGCAACTTTGTTGATTGCCTTCTGAATATCCATTGTTATCTTATCCGTATTGATTTTTACATCAATAGGAAGCTGTCCGTCCGCACCTTTTAATGCATCGTTAAGCCTTGTTTTTACCTGTTCAGCGAGCTGCTGAGTTGAATCGACAGCCATTCCCCATACTTTGTCAGAAGCTTTGGACGCACTATCTCCGTAAAGTGATTCAATGGAAACTGGCTTTATGGACTCTCTAACTTTCTTTATATTTTCCAGAACAGTAACAAGCTGATCTGCCGCATTAATAGTATCTTTTGGAATTAATGTTGGAAATCTATCTGAAAGCTCTCCCCATGATTTATCGAGAGTGATTCCTTTTGTTGCATCGGTAACAACTTTATTAAGGTTATTCTTTAAAAGTTCTGAAAATTCTCCCTTTCCAATATCAGCTTTCAACATATCGGAAACATAGATTTTCTTGTTTTTGAAATAATTGTAAAAATCAACCCATTCCTGTTCTGCACCATCTAAGTAGCTTCCAAGATTGGCTTTTACTACACTTCCGCTTTTAAGAATCGTATTTCCAATTTCTTCAACAATGCTTCCAACATTTCCAGAAATTTCTTTCCCATCAAAAGACTGTGCCATTTCTTTTGCAAGTTCGTTCATTTGAGATCGAACTTTTGAAGCAGCACCGCCTTTTAAGTTAAAGGCTTCAATCAATTGCTTTGAAATGGAAGAGGTGTCAATTTTAATATCACGTACTGTTTTATCAATGGCGTATTGCAGTTTTTGTGTTTGATCTCCACCCTTGATATCCAAATCAATACTAATCTTTTGATTCTGAAGATTGCTAAGGTTGATTTTACTAAGTGTGTTTAATTTTGAAATAGCACTATCAAGCCCAGAAATACGGACATTGCCTAGAGAATTAAAGGTAGACGTAACCCTTCCAAGTTCCCTTGCATAACTACGTAATCCGTTTGTATTAACTCCGCTTAATGCGGAATTAACTTCTGTGAGTTTATTTGAAAGATTAGTCAGCGCACGTACTGCTTTTTCTGTACTACTGCTAATTTTTATATCAAGGGTATCAATGGTATTGTCAGCCATTTTTATCTCCCTCCTTTTTTACAAAAAAATAAAGGGCAGACAAGACTTATTCATCCTGCCTGCCCTTTTCATGGTTAAGTTCAAAGTTTGCCTGCATGAGTTGCAAGCTTGCCAAAAGTGCGTTTCTCTGTTTTTTCTTTTCTTCTTCGGAAAGTATGCCTTCCTGTTTACGCTTTTCTTCCTCTGCTGATTCCAGTAAAGGTTTTTTCAAATACTCTGCTTTAGATTTTTTCCCCATTAAAGCATTCGCAACAGCCGTGAATGTGGCTGATGTTTCATAAATGCCAGCTTGCCATAATTCGGCATCTTTCCTCTTTTGGCGTATCTTTTCAGCTTCGAGATAAGGTTTTAATTCAGCTGGCGTAGAATCCATAAATTCTTCTTTGGATACACCGATAGAGAGGTATAAAGGAAGAATCTCTTGGTAAACAGCTTCTCGAAAAGTTAATTTTTCTTTTTGTGATCCTGTGGAAGCTTCGTTGCATTCTTCTCTACTGCCTGTGCTTCTGCTACTGCATTCAGCAGACCGGATAAAAAACCATTTTTCTCCAATTCTTTGTCAAGAAGTTGGTATAAATCAAATCCACTTTTTGGATTTTCCTCGGTTCCTTCATCTTCGTAATCATCCAAAAGGTCACAGACTTTATCAAGAGCAGCTTCTTTTTCAGAATCACTTTCATACCCAAACTCTTCCTTGTGCTTCTTTTGAAGTCCGGCAAGAAGCAGTTCCGGGAGAAGAGAAATCATCTTCTGAAGGCTTCTCTCTTTTCCGTCTGTAATTCCCTGTACCTTGTCCAGCACATCTGTTTTTGTAAGAAGTCCGTATCCAAATACAACCTTATATTCTTTTCCATGTACATTAAAAGTTACCATTTTATAATCCTCCCATTAAAAACATCATTCTGATTTTGTAAGAGCAACCTTTGTTTCAAGTCCCTTGTAATCTGTGATAATAAGGGAAATGGACATTGTTGCAGCTTCATTCTGTCCAACTTCTGGAAGTGGAATCTCACGTCCGCACTCAGCTGTAACAAAGAATGCATCTGCCATATCCGGGAAAACAACCTCAAACCATGTTGCAAGTCCAGTTTCTTTTGCTGTCTTAGATGCACTATAAAGTTCCTTAATCTGCTTAACAGATTTATCTGGATCCATGATAAATTCGATTTCCCATGTACCGCCAGTATCCTGTCTACCAGCTGCATATTTTGTGATATAATCTTCCAATGCTGATACGTCAATCTGCTCTGTATCAAGTGAAATTCCACCAATTGAGCTTGCAAGCTCAAGTTGCTTAAAAGTTGTAGGCTTTACGCCTTTTTCGGTTTCAACTCCATAACCAAAAGTCACACCTAATGTTGTTAAACGGCTCATTATTTTTCCTTTCTACCTTTAACTCTTTAAGGTCAGCAATTTTTTTCAAGCAAAAAATCGGTAATATGCACGTAACCCTGTGCCGGGAGATAGCGGATCACCGCCTTTCTACTCTTCTTTGTCTGTTTTCAGTTCTGGTAATCCTGCTACAGATGTAAGCAGTGATAAAAATCCAGAAAGCAAAGATGCAGATAGAACCATTTTCCAGTCAACACTGCCAATTACAGTTGCGGTTCCGATGGTTGCTACCGCTGTTTGTGCGACTGTTTTTACAGCTCTAATTCCTGCGGCTTTCAGCCAAAGTAATTTATCTGCTTTCATTCGGCATTCTCCTTTCATATTTTTTGGTAAAAAAATAGAAGCATTTCTGCTCCTAATCTAATAAAGTTCCTGTATATATCCGGCTGTATCGGCTCACAAGCTTTTTGATTCCACTGTCACCAAAAAACATAGGCTCCGGGCCATATGTGCGGCGGAATCCCATGCTCACCATAGCTTTGTGGCTTATCTTGTCCAATTCATACACTCTGGTTAATGCTTTGCTCCCAGAGGTGAAGCAATTTACTTGAAATGATGGCATTGTTGCGCATTCATCTCCTTCAAGGTCACCTCTCGTAATTGGATTTCCGAGCATATAAAGCTGTGCATATGCTTTTTTGCCAGAAGCATTTGTCTCGCTCCCATCCATGGAATAATTGTCTGCGCCAGTAATCTTAGAAACAGCCGCTCCCCACCTTGAAAAAACTTCCAATACAGGGGATTCTATTGTGTCTGGCATATCTGTCACCTCACAATAAAAAATGCACTCACCTTTATAGTGAATGCATTGCATTTTATGCTACAATTTAACACTGTAATGATAACATAATTGTTTAGTATCATTCAGTATATTATGGTATCTTCTTTAAGAAGAGAATACCTCTTTGGCGATTTTTCGGATATTCTGAATGATTTCCACGCTTGCCTTATACATTGGCATTGTAGCTTCTGTACCGTAAGAACGTACCCATTCGCCAGAATCTGCATAATAAACCCACGATTCATTCTTTCCTTTTCCCTGTCCGTAAGAACCGATTGTATAACCAAATTCTTCTCCTTTTGGATGTGGACTAGAACCGGCTGCACCATTGTAGTGAATACCTGCGCCAAATTCTATAAACAAAAGGTCTATTCCTTCGCATATTAAATGTGCTTCTGCATAATCACCAAAACTGTTAATTTTGATATAAGTATTATGGTTCTTATCGGAATCACCTTGTGCTGCTAAAATATTTTGGTCAATGACTGGAATCCCTAATTCACATAATCTTTTTATGAAAATTTCGTTTTTGTTTCTTAAAGATTCTTGATAATTTTTTATTTCATCAATAGCTTTTCGGATTGATTTCTGCGACAAGGTACACTTTATTGTCTTACCCATCTTCATTTCCTCTCTTAGAAATTCCGTATCTGGCAATATTGCCTTTTTGTGTGTCTAAAATCTTCTTTAGCGTGTAATCTGGCAATACTGTAGGATCTCCATTTTCGTACAAAATAAGGCTTCCATCCTCGCTTATTTGTGGGATTCTGTCTATCCAAAATATGTCCGCTTCCTGTGGGTGGAAATTTCGGTTAAAGCTTGTAATGTACCTGTCGTAATCTGGCACTATTCCGGCTGCAATTTCTTCTGGCGTTCCGGCTGTGGATGATACGGAAAAAGAGAATATAACTGGCTTCTCATAAACTTTAATACGGTCTAATCCTTCTGTTTTTTCAGTAATTCGTGACCAATATACTTTTTGCTTTTGGCGAACTAATCCTCTCATGCAATCATCCTTTCTGCTCCAACAGGAGCTACATATGTAAATTTGTTTCCCAAAATATCTCTGGCCGTGCCAATCACGAAATGGCTGTAGTCTGCCAGAATATTGCATACAAATTCCTCTGCATCCACCCAATATCGTTTCTTAACCATACGGTGAAGCTCTGACAGTAAACCATAGCTGAACATTACACAGTGCCCTAATTCATGAATAAATACACGGTTCAAAAGTTCTCCATGTAGGTTGTTCGCAATCGAAATAATATGGGTGGAATAATCCGATACTCCAAGTGTTCTGTTTCCTGTGCGGTCAATTAAAACATCATCTTGTGATGAAACAAACTGCACTCTCCATAAATCCCCATTCATGTAGAATTGTCGTAGCATGGTTTGTCACCATCCTTTCTACGAAAAAAAGCCCCTGCCGCATTATTTTGCGACAAGGACTTAATTCATTTATTGCTCTAGTTCATTTGCTGTACAAGTCGGTTCAAGTCAGCTTTCATTGACTGTCTGAGCGTTGCATCTGCATCAGACCACATCTCAGTAAGATTACGGATAATATCAGATGTGTACTCTTTCATGGAATCGTCCATTTTTCTCTTAGATTCTGTATCGTTGGAATCATGATAGTGCCTACGATTCTCATCATATCTATCATAGGATTCGCCATATCTGGATTTCTTCCGATTCATGTCATCCATTTCCATATCACTACGGTCTGGATGATATCCCATGCGGTACATATTGCGTTCAAATTCTGGATTGTTTAAATACTCGTCCATCCAGTCATCATCTTCCATGTACAGATATGGTCTATAACCTTTTCTTGTTCCCCTACCTTTTGGAGCGAAACGCCCATTTGAATAGCGGTAACGGTCATATCCCATGCGTCCAAGATACTTCTCTTCCTGTTCGCATTCATCCATAGCTTCCACAATGCGATAATCTTTATCAGCGCAAATCGCACATTTTACTGCTTCCATGCAGTCTTTCAAATCGTCCCAATCCTGAGCGCTGAGATTATCA